ATGGAGTATGGGGAAATGGGGTGTGGGAAACTGGGTTTTGGGGAGACGGATTTTGGGAAGATGGTATTTGGTATAATGGAACCTGGGTTGATGGAAGATGGTATAATGGAAAATGGGAGAATGGGACTTGGAGAAATGGAATTTGGTGTGGTGGAATTTGGCATAATGGATTGTGGGTGAATGGAACTTGGAAAAGTGGGGTCGGTCGGGAAGCAATCCCTTAATCATGAAATTCCAACATATAAATCATAAATATAAAATATAAGATTTTGAAATATTTTTTTAATAATTTTAGAAAATATGGAATCAAAGAACTGAAAGGTGATTTGACTTTAGAAATTTTAAAAGAAAAGTTTCCCTGGATTTTGAAGGCAAAAATAAAGCATGTTATTTTAGGACTTGATATTTCAGAACAATTAATTTGGCTTGATGGTATTTGGAAAGACGGTATTTGGCATAATGGAACATGGTTAAATGGAACTTGGGAAGATGGAACTTGGGGAGGTGGATATTGGTATAATGGAATTTGGAAAGATGGAACTTGGATTAATGGAATATGGTATAGCGGAATTTGGGAAAAAGGAACTTGGATTGAAGGAGATTGGAGAAATAAACTTAAAAAAAGAAATTATTTAATAGACATTAAAAAATGAAAAAATATTCAGGATTTACAGCATTTGGTAAAGTAGTCTCTGCTGAAAGAAAACAAAAAACTTATGAGTTTGTAAAAGAAATTTTACCAAAAACGCAAAAAAGAACTGTAATTTCAATTATTAATAGGGCCTGTGAAACAATTGAACATGATAGGCCTTTTGATTTAATTGGAAAAACATCATCACTTGATAAATATTTTAAAAGAATTGATTTAACAGGAAGATATAGATTATTAGCTACACTATTAACAGATGTATAAAAAGATTGTATGAAACAGATAAAAATTATTTTCATAAGTTTTTAAACTAATAAAAAAAATGAAATTTAAACATGTAAATGGTAACATTATTGAAAATTTAGCAGAATATTTAAAAGAATATTTAAAAAATAAAGATTTTGAATATGAAATTTATATAGGTTCTGATTCAACATATACAAGAAATAATGTTGCAAATTATGCAATAGTTGTAGCAGTTGTTAGAAAAGGCAGAGGTGTACATTTAATTTACAAAAAAGAAAAGAGAAAAAATGTTTTCAATATGCAAGATAGATTGTGGTGGGAAGTTGAATATTCAGTACAAGTTGCCCAATATTTAAGAGATAATGAAATTCTTACAAATGACAGAATCAATGCTATCCATATAGATATTAATACCAATAAGAAATATCAATCAAACAAAATTTATTCTGCTGCAACAGGTTATGTAAGTGGAATGGGTTTTGAATTTAGAACAAAACCAGATGCATTTATAGCGAGTTATGCCGCAGATATGCTTTGTAGAAAAAAATAAGGTAATTTAAAAAATAAAAAAAATATGAAAACAATTACTAAAAAGTTACAACCCATTGTAGAATTTATAAAAACAAAACGTATTTTTATATTCTTAAAAAATATATTTAAAAAAATACAATGTTATATAAATTCTATAAAAAATAAGCGTATTCTCTATAAATTTATATTGTTAAAAGCAATATCAAAAAAATATTATAGAAAGATTGTTGGAATAAAATATGATGTTGATCTGAGTTATGGAATTATAAATGAAGATGATGATATGGATTTCACAATGAAAACACTTGAAGAAAATCTCCATACTTATTTCAATTCTGAAAATTCTGCTGATAAGAAAATTATATATACAAATATGATTGATGGTTTACAGGAACAAAAAGTATATTAAGTAATATATAAGTAACATAATATTATTATATTATATTAAATAATTAATTTACTAATTAAACAAAAAATAAAATGTTTGATAAAAATTTTAATTTTAGTAATTTCAGAAAAGAGCTTCAGGAAGCAACAAAGGCCCTTGAAGAAAAATATAATGTAAAATTTGATTTTGTTACAACACCTGGCAGATATACTGATAATCAATTCACATCAAAATATACTTGTACAGCATCTCAAGTAAATGGTGAAGCATTTAATATAAATGAAGACACATTTAAAAAGCAAGCACATTGGTATGATTTAGATCCAAAATTACTTCATAAGGAATTTACATATCAAGGAAAAAGATATAGAATTGATGGTATGTTGCAAAAAAGAAGAAAAAATAATATTCTTATAAAATCTTTATCTGGTGGTAAAGATGGTTGTACCTCACCGGATTTCATTAAGCAATTTGTAAAATAAAAATCTCCGGCCTGATAGTTTAACAGAATAAAACATTCTTAAATAGTTAAAGAGATAATTAAAATTAATACGTACGGTAATTTTAATTAAATTGTTTGTAAAAATAAATTTATTTATTTTCTATTTAATAAAGAAGCAAGTTAAGCCTTGCGTAAGGCCACTATTTAATTAGGAAAATTCTATGTTAGTTTAGATTTGGTTCATTAACATGTGCTAACATTTTTGTTAATTGTGAAAATGCTATGGCATTGAGTAGCTCTCAAGAATTTTCCAATTATTTTTATAAAATTAAATTATAAAAAAATATTATGAATGAAATTGCTCTTCTAATAAGTTTTTGCATAGTTCAGTATATTGCTGTTCTTATAATGTTAGGCATTGGTAATATTAAGAGTAAGAAAGAACTTCTCAGGTTTTGTATTCCTATGGGATTTTATGTGATATGGATATATAGGATGATAAAAGAAATAACCAATATAATTAAAAAATTAGATTAAATAATAAAATGATTAAATTAAATTCATTAGTAGAATTATCCAATAATTCTGAAATTACTCGTTTAGTGGAAAAATTTCTAAATGAAAAACTAAATGATGAAGATAAAAGAATTTTTAATACTTGGCTAAAAATTATTAAGAATACCTATCCCAGTAAAACCAGAAGAACTTTTAATTTAGGTAACTTATATAAAAATTTGACATAATGATTTAACAGAAAAATATTTTTTAGTTAAAGAAATAATTAAGTTTAAAAAAATATGGATGCACTAATAAATCCAACTTTAATGGAATTAATTGCAATTGGTTTTATAATTGGATATATAACATTTAAGTTAGATTATATAATAAGCTGGTTAGATAAGGTTACAAAATATATAATAAAAAGATTTACCTATAAGCATGATTTAATTGAAGATCCAATAGAAAAGTACAATCGTATGCCAGTGTATATAGATGGTGAATTATTTATAGATTCTGTAAGTCTACCTGAATATCAAGATGGTGAATGGATTGTAAAAGATAGAATTAATGGTATGTACACATTAATCAATAATACACCACATATGATAAAAAATAATCAATTGGTATATCCAAAGATTAATTTTATATATGATGATAAATGGAATATAATACCAGAATCAAATAAACCCATAATACAGATACCTAATGTACCATATTATATAGGTTATGTATATGCCATGTCATATAAATATTTTTTAAAATAAAAATAAAAATGAATAATTTAACCAATAAACAGAAAATAAGTTTATGTAGAAAAATGATTTGCAAGTTAGAAAGTGTTAATACTTTAGGTTTTTGGGAAATGGGTTTTTGTGCCGCATTTTCTGTTAATGAAGTCTATGCAAATAGTGGAGATATGTTAAAAATTTTGCCAGAACTAAAAAAATATAAACCGCACCGAACCATTATTAGTTATTATAATGGATATTGGTTCGATAAATCTGATAGCAAATTAAGAATCATAATTCTTAAAGAAGTAATAAAAGATTTAAAAAAGAAGGTAAAATTATGAAATATAAATTTAATTTAAAAGTAATATTAAAGTAATATTATATTTATATATTATAATAAATTAATTATAAAAAAATGAATCAAAATTATAATAAACTTATTATGATTACGAAAGATAATAATAATAAGTTTTATGAAATGAAATATGACGGTGGCAATACTTTTACAGTAAATTATGGTAGGGTTGAATTAACGTCAATTCAACATTCATATAATTATTCTGATTGGTCTAAAAAGTATAATGAAAAGATAAAAAAGGGCTATAAAGATGTTACACAGTTTGTAACTGAGGTTAAAAATGATTCAGATGTATTATTGGATTCAAATGAAATTAAAGACAAAAAGGTTAGTGAATTTATGAACCTTATGAAGTTATACAGAGATAATTTGGTAAGCAAAACATATTCTGTTAAATCTGAAAATGTAACTCAGAATCAAATTGATGAAGCACAAAGAATTTTAAATGTTTTAAATTCACTTAATAATAAAAAAGATCAGGATAAAATTAATGAAAATCTCATTGATTTATACACTTTGATTCCAAGAAAAATGAAAAAAGTGCAAAATCATATTTTACCTGAAATAGATTTAAAAGATACACTTACTCAGGAACAAGATAATTTGGATGCTATGTCTTCACAAATTTCAATGAGATTTAAAAATAATATAAGTAATAATAATTCAAAAAGAAAAAATATACTTGAAGAAATTGGCGTTGAAATGGAAGAATGCAAATTTCCTAAAGAAATTAGTTTTTTGGAAAAACAAATTACAAATAAAATTGGTTCAATTTTTAAAATTAAAAATTCAAAAGAAGAACAAATTTTTGAAGATTGGTTAAAAAAACAAAAAAATTCTCAAACAAAATTTCTTATTCACGGAACAAGATGCTCCTCTGTTTTATCAATTTTAAAACAGGGATTAAAAATTAGACCAACCGGAAATTATCAATATAGTGGTAAGGCTTATGGAGAAGGAAATTATTTTAGTGAAGTTGTTAGTAAGTCATTAGGTTATACTGGATATGATAATGATAAAATACTTTTGGTATATGAAGTTCATACTGGAAATCCTTTTGTTTATGATGGTTGGTATAGGGGCAATTCTTTTAATTTAGATTATTCAAATTTAAATAAAAGAGGTTATGATAGCACTTATGTAAAAGCCGGAAATGGTTTATTAAATAGTGAAATAATTACTTATAATGAAAAGCAAAATAGAATAAAATATATTATTTGGTTAAAAAAATAAATTAAAAAATAAAATATTATGAATAAAAAGAATAAAGCAAAAGTATTGGCAATGGCCAACAGACTGGTAAAACCAAATGGAACAGTAACAACATTGGAAATAAAAAATGAATTGAGACAAAAATTTCCTGATCAGAAGTGGTTTCAAGCAGAAATAAGCAATGTTATGAATGAATTTAATATTGATGAAAAATGTACATATACAGATAATGGAACTTATAGAACATATAGTATGATTAAAAATACTATTGCAAAAAATAATTCAAAGGTTACTAAAAAAAAACACAAAATATTTTCAATTTCTGGTGAGAAAGATGTTATTAATATTGGTAAAGCGGCGGCTCTTAAAATAATGGAAAGTACAAAAGGAAAATTTTTTACAGCGGTTTTTAAAACAAAGAAAAATGTATTAAGAGTAATTAATGGTCAAAGAACCGAAATTCAACCATATAAAGAATTAGGATATGTTCTTGTTAGAGAAGGTAAAGCTGCAAGAAAAAATCCTAAAAAAGCTTTAAGAAATATTAATATTCAAACATTGCAAGAATTGAGATTTAATCAAAAAATTTATAAAATTTATAAATAATATTTTATATAAGATAAAAATAAAAATATGAGTAATGATGATTGGGATTTTTCATCACTTCCAACTGTTGATAATGAACTTGTTTCTATTAAAGATGTATCAGAAAAAAAATATGAATTAATTAATATAAAGCCTGGTTTTTATAATGATGAAAAATTAGTATATATTAATTCAATTTGGTCAAAAACTGATTTATTCAAAATTTCAGATGGTAATTATTTAAAAGCTAGATCAATTATTGAAAAAACATTATCAAAAGATGAATTAAATGATTTTTTTAAATTACAAAGAAAATTATATCTTGAATTTGAATCAAAAACTGAATTTTTAATTAATGAATATGAATTTATTTTAAGTGTAAATGCTATTTGTAAAAAGTTTTTAGATAATAAAAAAAGAGAATTTATAGAGGATTTAATATGACGATTATAGGTGATGTTCACGGTTATGTTGATGAATATCATGAAATAATTAAAAACCATTTAAAAACAATTCAAATTGGTGATTTTGGATTTCAAATAGAATATGATCAAATAAAACCAGAAAATTATGAAAATCATAAAATTCTTTTTGGTAATCATGATTTTTATCCATATATAAATAAAGAATATAGTTGCGGTGATTGGAAATTTTTTGATGAATATAAATTGATGACAATAAGAGGTGCAACTTCAATAGATAAAAATAACAGATTAGAGGGATGGGATTATTTCAGGGAAGAAGAAATGAATTATTTACAGCAAAGAAAATGTTTATTGGAATATAAAAGATATAAACCTGATATTGTAATTAGTCATGATTGTCCAAGCTCAATTAGAAATAAATTATTTCCTTTTCTTGATGAATATACTTCAACTCAAAAGTTATTAAATGAATGTTTATATTCACATAAACCAAAATTATGGATTTTTGGACATTATCATAGAAGTATTAAAATAAAAATAGAAGATACAAATTTTATATGTTTAAATGAATTAGAAACATATACTTTAAAATAAAATTTTTTATAAAATTTAAAATAAAAAAATAATGGAAAACAACAAAGAAAAATTAACAAATGAACAAGAAAAAATTTTACAAATTGTAACAAACAGTGGTTCAGTATGTGTAGGTCAATCTGCAGAAGAACTTAAAACATATCAAGAACTTGAGGGGTTAGGTTATCTTGAAAGTAATAGAAAATTATTTGATTTTACATTTTCATTAAAAAATAAAGAATAATTTTTATTGAGTTGGATAATGATGAACTAATTTTTATGCAGATTTTTCTAAAACTTAAATAAATAAAAATGCAAAAGACAGTCAAAACAGAAGAAGATAAAGTAATTAACATTAAACGTTACCAAGAGTCTTTAGTTAAATTTCCAAGTTACAAACAACTTATGATGTCAGATGAGGGAATACCGTATTTTATGAATTGTGTAACAACTAATTCACCTTGTGGTTGTGAAATAATTGGACATGGGACATTGCAATTTCCTTTAAAAATAAAATTTTGTAAGAAACATCAATAATTTCTTTTAGAATTTAGCATAATTCGATTTTTTATGCAGATTTTTCCAAAACTTTAATTAAATAAAAATGAAAGCAGCTGATTTAATTTTTTTAATAAAAGAAAGTAAAAAAGATGGATATATTGCAAGTATGATTAATTTAAAAAAAGTATAAATCTTTTATTTGATGAATTTGTCCCATTTGAACCAAAAAGAGAAGATATAAATCAATTTATTGATAGAATTATTATAGAAACAAAAGAATTATGGGAGAATGAAAATGAATCTAAAGATAAAATTTAAAAATTAATTAAAAAATGAATTTATATAAAATAATTTTTGCGCACTATTCCCCAAAAGATTCCGAAGAAGGAATGAAATGTCTTGTAATTGCAAATAATGATGATGAAGTTTATGAATTTTTAGTAAATGAGGGAGAATTTCCGGATGGTAAATCTATATATTGTAGCTGGAAAGATAATGAAGAAATTGAATATGAAAATTGGTTTGATGAAAATAATAAATCAGAGACTTTTAAAAATAGAATGATAAGATTAAAAGGTGAAATTAATGATGATGATGTTGAACTTAATGATCTTTATTATGGAAAAACACAATATGGTTGGGAGCTTATTAAAGAAGATATTAATTTAAAAGATTTTGAACATCTTATAGATTTAAAAATTTTAAAAGTAATATCAAAGTAATATTTGATTTTTATATTATAATAATTAAAATATAAAAATGGAAAAATTTAATTTAGATAATTTTAATGAAAAACAAAATAAATATTGAAATATCAGGATTAGTCGGTACAGGGAAAACTACTATATTATTATTGTTGGAAGAATTTCTTATTAAGAAAGGGTTCTTGATTACAAGAGGATTATTGGAAGATTATGAAAGTGAAAACCTTAAAGAAAAAATAAAAATTTTGAAAGATAAGAAAACGTCAATTAAATTAATTGAAAAACAATTAAATAAGTCTATAAATGAATGAATTAACTAAAGAAGATATTGATGAAATTAATTCTAAATGTGAATTTAAAGATTTATATGAAAATTTTGAAGGTATATTGACAGAACCTTCAGGTATACCTGTTGATATTAAAGAACCTGTAATTTATATGAGATGGAAAAAAGGATATTGGTGGGGTAATGGTTGGCAAGATAATTTACCAGGATTAACTTATGAGGAAATTTGGGAATGGGGTGAAAGTCCAAAATTTACTGTAATAGATTTAATTTTAAGACAATTAAAATATGATTATTTTTCATGTATAAAATATGAAGAAATTGAAAAGATAATACATGAGGAAGAAGAAGAAGATAGAGATTATTATGGCAATGGTGGTGATTATAATATTAAATATATTATATTAAGTGAATTTTTAGAATTAATAAAAAAATAAAAATGAAAAACTCAAAAAAATTATTTATAGTTTTAGAAATTAATCCAGTAGTTTACCCAGTAATATCTTTTTCTGATAATCCTTATCTTCCTGAAGTGTATACACGTGGTGAAGGGCAGGCAATGATTTTCGAATTATTCGATGCAGATTTTACCGAAAAATTTGGTAAAACTGTTTCATCAGGGAAATTTTTAAAAAGTATGAAAGGAAAAAAATTTAAAATAAATTTATTTAATGAATAGTTGGTATGTGTATATTTTAAAATGTAATGATGACACCTTATATACTGGAATTACAAATAATTTATCAAAAAGATTAAATACTCATAATATTGGCAAGGGAGCAAAATATACACGTTGTAGATTACCTGTAAAAATGATTTATTTTCAAAGATATAAAAATCGTTCTATTGCTTCAAAAGAAGAATATAGAATTAAAAATCTTACCAGAAAAGAAAAATTTTTATTAATTAATTTATAAATGAAATATTTTTTCCCATTAAAAATAATTCAAGATGAAATATGGATTAGTAAAGTTGATTTTGAATTTGAAGTTAAAGTAATTAGCTTTTGGCCTATCAATAATATTAAGTATATTAGTTTTTCTAGTATTTGTGATGGATATATTTGGAGGTTACCTTTAAATGAATTTCTTCAAAGATTTGAAAAATATGAAAAAATATGAAAAAAATTGATATAAAGTATTTGGGAATTCCTAATATTTGTTTTTCATTGACTGACAAAAATGATGAAAGAGAAATTGAATTTTCTAAACAAAGAATTAAAAATGGGTTTGATGAATCAGAAACTTGGGATTTAACTGGTACAATTGGAAATTTTATTTTACCAAGATTGAAGTTATATTATGAAATAATGTGTAAAATAAAAAATGAAAAAGTATATTTAAGAAATTTGTTGAAAATAATAAATGCTTTTGAATTACTAACGAGAAATAATGGAATTTTTATTCTTACAGAAGAAGAGAAAAAGAAATTTGATAGTGGGATGAGATTGTTCAATAAAATGTTTTTAGGGTTATGGTGGTAGGATAGGCAATCAGAAAATTAAATCATTTAATTTAGAAAATATATTTTTAATTAAAGAATATGAAAACAATAAAACTTAGCAATAATAATAAATGTAAAAATTCAGGTAAATTTTCTGTAATTTTAGATGATGATGATTATTTTAGATTAAAGAATTATAATTGGTATGCAGATAAAAAAAATAATCGTGAATATGCAAGAACAAATATTAATGACAATTCAAGGAAATGCGGAAAATTTGGATTATTTTTGCATAGAGAAATTATGAATGCAGATAAATCAGAATTAGTATTTTTTTTAGATAATAATGGATTAAATTGCCAAAAAAATAATTTAATCAAATTACCAAAGGATATTGTAGGAAAACATTTTTTTGATAAAGAAAAAAAAGAATGGATTTTTTATTTTAAATTTAAAAGTAAAAATTTTGTTGATGGTATACAAAAGCTAAAAGAATTATCAGAAAATTAGATTAGTAAATATGAATAAAAAGAAGACAATTAGAAAATTAAATCATTTAATCGGAAAATATATTTTTAGTTATAATTATTTTATACAAGTTTTAAATTGTGATGTAAAAAAAATTTTAAACTCTTCATTAAAAGAATATAATGATATACAAATGATTTTTAGTTTATTTAATAAATTAAAAATTTCCGCTGAAGATAGACAAATTTATATTCAAAATATTCATAGAAATAGACTGATTATTAAAAATGTATATTCTTATTCACATAAAAGAGAAAGAAAAGATAATAAAAATGTAATTAATTATGGTTCAGGAAGTAGTGGTTCTTCAAATAGAATAAGAATTCCAAAGAAGAAAAGAAAAGGGGCATGGAAAAGATTTAAAAAATTATTTCCTGAATATGACTTTAAGATTTGAAATTAAATTTTAAAAGTAATATTAAAGTAACATTTATTATTTACTTTATATAAATAAATTTTTAATATGAATAAAAATTATATATTTTCAGATAATGTAAATATTCTATCTGACAATGAGCATAATGAATATTTTGCAATAAATATAATTGATAATGAAATATTTTTTTTTAGATATGCCGTACCAGGTAGATATGATATTTATGAATTTGGTTTTGAACTTGAAAAAACAAATATAAGAAATAAAATAAAATATCATTCAGATTTAAAAGGTTCATTTTCTGATAGACTTGAAAATTTTAAAAATGATTTAAAAGATGAAAGAGTTAAAAAGTTAATTAAAGATTCAAATTATAAATTTTTTATAAATAGTATTATAAAAAATTTATAAATTTTTTAAATTAAATTAAAAAAGATTATGAAATTTACTTCAATAGAAATATTAAATATACAAAATTTTTTAGAAGTATATGATGATTCAGAATGTGAAATTAATTTTTCAGATGAACAATTGGATTTATTTGAATATTTTGTTAATGAATATAAAATAGAAATAAAATCAGAAAAACTTTCAAAAATTTATGAAATTTTTTTAGAAATATCAAATAATTTATCAAATAAATTATTTGATTTTCAAAATAAAAAATCTGCAAATTATTCTGAAGATTTTATTGAAAGTTATATTTTTAAATTAAATTCTATTTTAAAAAAATTAGATATTATTGTAAATATTTTAAAATCAAAACAGATATAAAAATTTTTGAATATTTTTGTATTAGATATTAATCCTGAAATTGCTGCGCAGTTTCATTGTGATAAGCATGTAGTAAAAATGATTTTAGAATCTGCACAACTTTTAAGTACATGCCATCAGATTCTTGATGGAAAAAACGACATCTTTTATAAAAGTACACATATAAATCATCCTTGTAATAAATGGGTTAGAGAAAGTTCCGAAAATTATAAATGGTTATATAGTTTATTTTATTATTTATGTAAAGAATATCAATATCGTTACAATAAAATTCATTTAACTGAAAGTAAATTATTGCAAATACTTTCAAATTTACCAAAAAATATAAAACATTATACTCTTACAGAATTTTCTTTATGTATGCCTGAAAATTGTAAAATAAATAATGATGTAGTTGAATCATATAGAAATTATTATATCAAACAAAAATTATTTGCCAAGTGGAATAGAAATAGAGAAAAACCATTTTGGTATAAATAAAATTAAAAAACCAAAATGAAATTTGCAATTTATTGTGATTCGAAAATTCAAATTAAAAATTTGAATAGTGATGATCTTATGGGGATTAAAAATATTAAAGAAGCATATTTTCGTTATTATAAGAAATTTTATAATTCTGAAAATAAAGATTATAAATTTGATGTAAATATTTTTGATGAATTATATCAAAAAAATATTGAAACATTTGTTTTAATTGATAAAAAATATGGAATAGAAAATATTAAAAATATTTTAAATAGTGATACATTAATTATTCCTTGCTGGACATTTGAAGAAGAACCTGAATATTTACAATTTGTAAATCAGCTTTATGCAAGTGAAAATCAAATTAAACAAATAAAATATGAAAAAAAAATGTTTTCTTTGTAAAAAAAATAATTCATTTATTTGTCATAATGGTGAATCATTATGTGAATTATGTTATAAAAAATATTTCCCAAATATTATTGAAAATCAAATATTAGAAATTAAACAATGGTTAGCTGCCGCAAGGGCTTGGAATTCTAATTTAAATATTGCTAAAAAATTTGGTAGATTTGATGATATAAAAGAACTTGCAAATAAAAAATTAAATGATTACCTCAATTTAAGACTTAAGAAATTTAATTTGACTGAAGAAAAATTATATAATACAAAAGCTATAATTATAAAAGATTTATTAATGAATAATAAAAATTGTTATTATGGATAGATTTTAAATGTTTAATAATTAGATAATATATATATTATATATTAATAAATATGGAAGGGTGGGTGAGTGGTCTAAACCAACTGTTTGCTAAATAGTCATATAAATTAAATTGTATCAAGAGTTCAAATCTCTTCTCTTCCGCAAAAATTTTTATGTAAAAATGGAAAAAATTAATTTAACATTAAAAGAAATAGAAGAAATTAAAATATTTAGAGATTATTTTGAACTTATCTATGATTATTATGATATTTTAGTTGAGATTCAAAAAGAAAAACAAAAAATATTATCAAATATGTTAAAGAAAATAAATAATTTTATGGAAGACAAGATTACTGAACACAAAAAAAAGAAAAAAACTGAAATTAAATAAATCAACTTCAAAGAGTAAAAATATAAATGATAAAGAATTAAATGATAAAGAATTAAATGATAAAGAATCCAAGGAAGAAGTTTGTGAATTTTGTAATGGTACCCGAGAAGCATTATTTTGGAATTGTTCAGTTTGTTGCGATAGTGTTTTTTAAAAATAAATATAAAAATAATGAATTATTCTATATTTTTTCGTTTTTATAATGTTTCTCAAAAAAATTTGGAATCTTTTGCATCGGAAATTCTAAATTTAGAAATAAGTAAAAAAATAAAAAATTATAAAATAAAAAATTCTTTTATATCTTCTAATATGATTCTTCCTTCTAATATTGAGATAAAAGAAGTTAAATTTTATTTTTCTACTAAAGAAGATGAAGATGAGTTTGGATTAAAAAATAGTAAATTTTTACCAATTTATCAAAAATATACGCAAATGACATCTGCTAAAATTGAGTTGGGAAATGTAATAAGAAAAGAACCTGGTGATAGTGCATTTCAATATTAAAAGATTTGGTTACGGAATTTAATAATTAGACAAAAGAAGAATTTAAGATTTTAAATAAAAGCAGGTAACGCATAATTGGTGGTGCACGGGTCTTCCAAACCTGAATAGAACCGGTTCGATCCCGGTTACCTGTACAAAATTATAAAATTTTTATAATTAAATATTTTTTTATTTTTAAAAGTTTAAAAAAATGCGATTAGTAAAATTAAAACCTGTTAATGAATTACAAAAAATATTTTTTGAAAATAGACTATCAAATCCAGTTGAAAAATCAATAAATCTCGCTGATAAAATAGCAACAGTTATAAATGATTATTCTAATATATTAATAATTAAAATTGATAATGATAATTTTTATACAATTACTTCTGATTGTATAGAATATGAATTATCAAAGGTGAATGCCGATATAGCTGATTTGGGGCAAAATGCAGTTCCGCATAACAATTCATAAATCTGGGGGTACATGTTCCAATGGCGGCGAAAATGCTTTGCAAGCAATTTGCGGTGAGTTCGATTCTCACTATCTCCACTTTAAATAATAAAAAAATAAATTTAATTATTTAATAAAAAGTAATATTTAAGTAACATTGAAATATTACTTTTTATTAAATAATTTTAAAAAGAATTAATTTAATATACAATATAGCAAAAATTAGAAAATATTATAAATGTATAAATTTGGCAAAGATAGTTCCTAAAAATTCATTTGACTAAAGTACTATCCGCCGATTTTAAAAAAATTATGAAAAATAATATAAACAATTTAGTAATTGAGTTATTTAATAACTCTTTGAAAGTAGATGATGATAAAAAATTGTCTTTTGAGTATGTGAATAAAATTACAGTACCCAAGGGATATTTAATACATCCCGATGCTTGTTCAGATGAAGTGATAAATTTTATTAAAACAAAAACATTTGACTACAATTCAACTTTTTATAAAAGCTGGAATTCAATTATTAAAAAATCAAGATTCGAATTATTTATAGATCAGTTGAAGCATTATGCTTCTACATATGGCACAGATTTTCAGGGTGAACCATATATTCCAAAAGTAATAGATGATGCACATAATCTTTCTAAAATTGAAAATATAGAATTTACTAAATTTCAAGTTATAAATATAATTAGTAAAGAAGAAGTTTTGGAAAAATGTGAAAATATGTTATTTAGTGGTATTGCTCTAAAACAAGAAACCATTGAAAATATATTATCTATATTTAATTATTTTGATTATGTTGTAGATGTTGAAAGTGTTAAAAATAGAGAGGCAAAAATGTTTATTTGCAAAACAACAAATATTATGCCGAAAGATCCAGTTGAAATGGTAAGATTTTTAGTATATTCTGTAACTGGAAAATCTCTATTAATAAAAGACAAACAAACATTACAATTAATTCAAGATAACGTTCATGATGTTGCATTTGAAAAATATGTAAAAGATTTCGGAATTGAAAAATTGGCATCAGTATTTCTTAGATTTAAACCAATTTTTTTAAGTTTCAAAAATAAAAAAAATGCAAGTATAATTAATAAACTAAGAAAATTAGCGAAAAAGTTTCACGAACCCATGAAAATAGGATATTTTGAAAATTTATTAAGCAATAAACAATTTTTGAATGATTTAACTTTAGAAAAATTGGAAAAAATTTCTAACTTCAAAAAAATATTATTATTGCAAACTATTAATATCAGGTTGTTAAATCTTGATATGAATGCTTATGTGATTAGAAACCAAAAGTTATTTATGAAACAAAATGAAATAAAAAAAAAATCAAAGATAAGTGCAGGTGAATTATTGGGATGTTTTTATTTAATATATGAAAGTTTAGTTGAATCTTTAAAGAAAAAAGCATGTACAATTAGTTTACCAAAAAATGTAAATTTGGCTTTACCGACAAGTGAAAAATCATTTATAGGCAATTTTCCTCTTGGAACAAGTTTCGATTTATCAAATAAAGATGCCATAATAGGTATAAATTGGAGAAATGTTGATGGTGCTAGAGATATTGATTTAAGTCTTAATGATATTTCAGGTTATAAAATTGGTTGGAATTCAAGTTATTATAATGATTCTAATTCAATAATTTATTCGGGTGATATGACTAATGCAAATCCAGAGGCAACAGAATTAATATATGCTACAAAAGGATTTGAAATGAAGGGTTTAATAAAAGCAAATCTTTTTAATGGTGAGATTGGAAGTAAATTAAAATTATTTTTTGCAACAGAAAAAATAACAAATCTGGAACCCAACTATATGGTAGATCCAAATAATATTTTATTTTCAATTGATTTAGAAATGGATTCACAAGAAAAAACATTTGGAGTTTTAGTAAATAATAAATTTATATTAACAAATTTTAGAACAGGTTCTGGCAGAATAAGTAGAATGTCAATAACAGATTTATATACTGAATATGCTGCAGATACAAGTGAATGTTATTTATCATTAAATAAATTATTAAAAGATTCAGGATTTACTTTTACTGATGAATCTCCAGATATTGATTTAAAAGTTCTTTCAAAAGATTCTTTAATTTCTTTACTGAATTAAAAATTCTTAAGGCAAAAATGGTTCCTATTAACTTTATGGATGAATAAAAAATACCATTCGCCTTATTTTTGATGCTCCTGTGGTGAAATTGGCAGTACACATATGATTTAAGCTCATATCTCTTTAATGGGGTGAGGGTTCGAGTCCCTCCAGGAGTACTTTTATAATTTAGAAATATAGAAATGGTTTTTTGCGGGATTGAATAGTGGTAGTTCGGGGGGCTCATAACCCCCTTCTGAAAGGAGTCGGAGGTTCGATTCCTCCTCCCGCAACAAAGTAATATTAATAAAATTTTCAGGGTGGAGCTAGGATGGATGTTAGTGCCCGGTTTGGAGCCGGGGGTTCGCGGGTTCGATGCCCGCCACCTTGACTACTAAATAAATTTATGAAATATTTTTTTAAACTTAATAAAGATTTAATTAAATTAAAATTTGAAAATAAAGTTGTACCCATACAATTTCTTGAGGTAAAACTTACATCAGATATTTCATCAATTATAGATGCAAATTATAGACAATATAAATTTGATGATGAAAGTTATCCTCAATGGAAAGTATAAATTTTTGACAGGCCCAGTGATGGAATGTATACATGCAGGTCTTAGAAACCTGTGCCAGAAATGGTATGAGAGTTCAAATCTCTCCTGGGTCACCATAAATTTGGTCAAATGATGAAACGGTAAATATATGCCTCAAAAGCATACACCTTAATAGACTTAAGAGTTCGAATCTCTTTTGAAACACATATTTTTAATTTATGAAATATTTTTTTAAACTTAATAAAGATTTAATCTTAATTAAAGCTGAAACTAAAATTAAATATAACAATATTACAATAAAAGAATTTTTTGATGCTTATTTTAACCCTAATTCAAAAAATTTTTGTATGGGCCCAACTATAAATGAATTATATAAAGATTATTTTAATTAAAAAAAATAAATTATGGTATTATTAATAGTGGAACTAAAAACTCTTTTAAGATGGGGAATACCATTGCAAAAAGATGATTTATCTTCAATAGAAATTAATGATTAAGATGATAACTTTTTGATAATTGAATATTTACAATAATTAGTAAATAAAATAGAAAAGAAAATTCAGGTATAATAAATATTGGAGTTATAACTAATTGTTAATATAAATATCCGAATTTATATATTGAATTTTATAAAAGATAATATTAATTTATGAAATATTTTTTTAAAAGCAATAAAGAATTTTTAATTGAATTTAATAAAAAAAATTAAAAGAAATTTTTGACCCAGATATAAAATTTAAAGAATTTTTTAATTCTGATTTATTTTTATTATATGGATAATTTATATGTATAGGTAATCAAAGTTAAAATAAAAAGTATATTATGGTGTCTGTAGTTTAATTGGCTAAAACATTCGATTGTGACTCGAAAGAGTGTGGGATCGTAACCCATCAGACACCCAACATAAAATTTTTTTTAAATGAATAATTTTTTAAATGAATAATTTTTTAGGGGAAGATATTTTTTTATTAGATGAAAAAATTTATATTGATAGTTATATTGATTTTAATGAAAAAGAAATAATTGTTAATAAATATTATAAAAAAGTTAATAAAAAAAATTTTTCAAATACTACAAAAATGAGGAAATCTTTATATAAAAATTACGCATGGTATGGTGATTTTTCAACAGAAACAGTTGTTGCAAATCAAAATCATAAAAAAAGAGATGAAAAAAGATTGTTAAACTATAAAAAATTTATAGATGAAATAAGAAAAAGAAAGTATAATTTAAATTAAGAAAGCAATATGAAAAAGTTGTATAGTGGATATAAATGGTATGGAGTTTTTAGTTCTGATAAAGCTGCAAATAACAATCAAAAAGATAATAAAAGAATTCAAAGTTATAATAAGACTTTAAAATTTATTAGAGATAAAAAAATTCAGATACAAAATTTATTGAAAAAGTAATATTGAAGTAATAAATGTTTATTACATTTATATATTAAAAATAAATGGGGCTTTGGCAGATATGGCATATGCACCAGCAGTTGATTTTTAATATTAGATAATTTTCGGTAATATTTATTTAAAATGAAAATTTTAAATAAATGGAAATGTTCTGATGGAAATTATCAATGTCCACATTGTATAAAGAAATATTCTTATAAGGGTATTTCAACTCATATATTAAAAGTGCATCTTGGTAGAAAGTTTGGAGGTGCACCTAAGGGTCGGGTTCCTTGGAATAAAAATTTGAATAAAAATATAGATGAAAGAATTTTAAAGAGCTCAAAAAATCTTTCAAATAAATTAAAAAAACAAGTAAAGGAAGGTATTTATAAAAAAAATGGATGGGCTATTTGGACTGAAGAAAAAAGAAAATTTCATTCATTAGAAATGAGTCAAAATAATCCTGGCGGAAAAAGTAAATGGTATGAAGTAAATGGTAAAAAAGTTCAGGGAAGCTGGGAGAGGGATTTTGCTCTAAAATTAAATGAATTTGATATAAAATGGGAAAGATGTAAACCAATTATTTATAAAAAAGATGAAAAAGAAAAAAGATATACGCCAGATTTTTATTTACCAATATTTGATAAATTTATTGAAATAAAAGGGTTTTGGTGGGGAGATGATAAAGAAAAAATGAGATTAGTTTTAGAACAAAATATTTGGTTAAAAAATAAAATTTTCATAATTGAAAAAAAATTATTTAATGAAATTAAAAATTATACAAAACAAGAATTAATAAGGACTTTGAGCTAGTAGGGTTATTCAGCGTATGTTTGAAGCACATAAGAATCCAGTTCGACTCTGGGAAAGTCCACCATTTATTAACCTAAAAATTAAAAATCATGGGTGTTACAGTATCACATAATTGTTATGATGGAAGTTGTGGCAGTTTTAATGAATTTAGGATAAAACTTGCTAAACTTTTTAATATAAATTTAAATGAATATATTGAATATGATACTGATGCAGTTTTGGAACATAGAAAATCGTATAGAAAAAAATCTATAAATGAACTTAAAAATTTAGATATTTTCCCACTTTTAAATCATTCTGATTCTGAGGGAAGTTTTTCTATAACCGAAATTCAGAAAATAAGAAAGATATTAGATGAAGCAATTTATATGAAAAATAAATCAATTGATGAATATTTTTTAGATCAAATTATTCAATTTAAAAATGGTTGTTCCGATGCACTTGCATTAGAAGAAGAAATTATATTTACATAAAATTCCTCGAACTGCACAATTGGCGATGCTATCACTGAAACTTTCATCACGGGTTTGTGAGAACAGAATAAAATTTAAATTTTGTATAGATAGTGATGATATTTATATAATCTAATTAAATTGAAAATTTATTTTTGTAGAGGTTCGATTCCTCTTTCGGGGACTATTTTTGGTTGGTTATCTTAATGGTGCAAAGAAATCGGCTTATATCCGATGAATAGAGGTTCGATTCCTCTACCAACTACAATTGTTTGGTCGGCTATTTCAACGGTTAGAAAACTGGGTTTACATCCCAAGAATGGAGATTCGAATTCTCCGCCGATCACAAATTTTAAAATTAAATTTTTTATAGTAATTTAAAAATAAATATATGAAAATTAAAATAGAATTAGAGTTAGTTGTTCCAGATATTCTTGAAATGAATTCGCCTGAAGATAATAAACTTTTAGATGAATTTTTAAGATATATTTATGGTGATGAACGAGATATTGATAATGCTAATCCATTTTTAGCAAATGAATTATCTAAGGCACAAAATTTTAAGTGGGAAAAAATTGCATCGTAATAAAGAAATTGATAAAACATTTCGTTTAATATTATTGCAGCATATGCGAAAATATTTTATAAAATATAAAAAATCAAATCAGAATAAACATGATTCTTTTGATTATTATTATTATAAAATATTAAAAAATAATTATTTGAAAAAATTTGTATGTAATTGTGATAAAAAGAAATCTGAGGAATAAAAATTCCTCAGATTATTTTTTATAATTATGGTTTCCAAAAATTTAAATCATTTATTGAAAATTTATAAAGAAAAATTTTCCATTTTTTACCTTTTGCAAAGTCAACTGCTGCTTGTCCGCCATATGCAAGTGAATAACCTGCATGCCTTAAAGAACTTTCAAAGGAATAAATGTACAAAGAATCATTAACTATTGTTGGTAATGCATAAACTTGTTTTATAGAATCATGTAACGGAATAAACGGTTTTTTATTATTTGTATATTTCCAATTTTTACCATCATTGCTATACATTAATAATGTTTCAACAGTTTCTTCTAATTCAGTATATGGAAATCTCCAGGCTTCTGTACCATCATCTTCTATTCGCAATGTTTGCATAAAGCCCCACCAATCATTTCCAATTTTTATAACATTCATATTATATGGTTGCTTTAAATATAACGGCGATAATGAATTAGTATAATCAGAATTAGAAAATTTTATTATGGTATCAATTTTTGTCCAATTTATAAAATCACGACTTTTCATTAAACCAATTTGACGCGGATAAACATACATTGGAATTGCAGGTCTTATATAACAATAAAATGAATCTATATTATTAAAAAATGATAAATCTTCACCTACTCTAAATGGTAATGGATTTCCTGAATATTGAGTAAAATTTACTCCATTTGAACTAACAGCTATATTAATAAATTCTGTGTAAACTGAACCAACATATGCATGACATGTCCACCCACTATACCATAAGCCATTTTTATAAATTACTGAATATAATGAGTCTCCTTTTGATGGAACATTATTTCTATTTACAGAAACATTTGCTTTAAATTTCCAATTTATTCCATCTAATGATGTGTCTAATTTTGTACCTAACCCAGGAATTAAATAATACATAAAAAATGTATCATTAACTTTAATGACAGAAGTATATGGCAATAATAAAATATCATTAGTTGTACTTGATTTAATAGGCGGATATATAATTTTTGGATATGTTAATGTTGTTGGGGGATTTTTTATCATAACAATTGTGTCAATATTATTTTCTATAATACTTAAATCTGATGCATCAACAAAATCATCTCCACTTAAATCTGCTATATCATAACCTTCATTGCCGAGATGATTTTCGACATAAGATATATCCCAAACGTCTATAATTCCATCTTGGTTTATATCACCAGAATATAGTGCAAATTTTGTTGCTTGATTATCCAGAAATTTTACATTATTTGCATAAACAGCTCCGGGTTTTGTAAAATCATAATAATTTAAAATTCCTCTGGTTATTTTAATTCCCGGATTACTCCATACTTGAATTGAATTTCTATGCTTTAATGTAATAAAATAATTGCCAGTTATAATATTATTAAAACTAAAATATCCCTCAAAATTATTTCCAATAAAATTTACAGATGAATCTATTATTAAATAGGGATAGTTGTTTTGTCTTATATAAACTTTTGCAGAATCACCAATCATAGAATTATTTTGAGAATTATATCTGCCCTCAAAAATTGCACTAATTTTTATAGTTGTAGGATTAGCATTTAAAATAGAAAAACTGCAAAAAAACATAATTAATATTAAAATTTGCTTCATTATTTACTCCTCTTTATTTATATAAATATTATTGATATATAAAAGTAATATTAAAGTAACATATTATTATTATATTATAATAATTAAAAAAATAAAAATGGGAAACTCAAAAGTTTATAGTAAATCGTGGTTGCAGTTAAATGATGAAGATGTTTGTGTTGGTAAAATATTAACAAAAGTTACTCAACTTAAAAATGGTTATAGATATTGTATAGTAAATGATGGTGAATGGATAAGTCGGTATCAATATATTGATAAAGAAAATGGGCAATATGTTTTTATAAATGCAAATACTGATGATAAATTTTTTTACGGGAAAATTGCAATGAAAGTATTATTAGATAAAGAAGCTATTGCTTTTGAAAATTGGGCTTAATTAATAATTAAATTAAATAAAAATGAATAAAATGAAATATTTTCTTAATATTTCCAACCATCCCTCCGATAAATGGGGTGAAAAGCAAAAAACAGCTGCTTTGGAAATGGCAGAAGAAATAATCGATCTTCCATTTCCAAATATAAACCCTGATTGGGATACTGTAAAGTATTCCCATATATCCACTTTGGAAGATTTGATAAAACCTTTCAATAGAAGGGATTCGGAAAAGTCTTTAAAAGACTTTCCGCTTTATCATAACAATCAGAACACTGTGGTTATGGTAATGGGTGAAATGTGTTATACTCATTATCTTGTAAATCTACTACAGGGTGAGGGGTATACTGTGATTTGTTCAACAACAGAGCGAAAAGCAGTGGAAAATGTGGACGGAACAAAAACTGTAAAGTTTGAGTTCTGCAAATTCAGAGAGTATGAAACTCCGAAAAGGGAATATTTTGACATATTCAGGCATTATAAAGGGATTGCATTAATAAAATCCCGATTAGCATCAATATCAAAACCCGCCGGAGAAAGAAGACGGGGATCTGAATATTCGACTGGAAATTATGTATATGGGTACATTGCCTACAATAAATCAGGCGAAATATGTAGACAAATAATTGAATGTTCTTATGATGAAGTTATAACAGATTGTAAAAAACGTGATTTTAAAATAATTACTCAGGAAGAATGGGATAATTGGAAGTTAAATGCAGGGTTAAATCCTGCATTAATATTTGAAGGTATTATTTAAAAAGTAATATTAAAGTAACATATTATTATTATATTAAATTATTAAAAAATTAAATAAGAACTAAAATGGAAAAATATATTTCTGATATATTTGAAACTGATAATGGAAAATTTGGAATTGAATGGGAATGGGAAGATGGTGGGAGAACAAGAGATTTTTTTAATACAGAAGAAGAAAGAGCAAAAGTTTTAAAAGAATTTGAAGAAGAAAATTCAATTTTTTATAAACTTTAAAATTAAAATAAAAATGAAAACATTTTATTACAAATGGTTTAATAGTGCCGGTGTAAATATTGTTGTTATTAAAGCAAAGAATATTGAAAAATCAAAAAAAATATTTGATGAATATTTTGAAAAAAATGATATAAATAATGTTTATTATAATGAAATTTATGTGCTTGATAGTATTGAAAAAAATAAAGCAGTATATTTGAATACAGCATATTCACAAAAATTTCCAATTAAAAAATAAATGAAAAAAAGAATATTTTATTATATATGGAATGTTGGCATCAAAATGAATATTGTTATAGTAAATGCAAAAACACCTGCAAAAGCTGATAAAATATTTGATGAATATCGTAAAAAATATGAAATTGATATATGCACATATGAAAAACATGATATAACAATTAAAGAAGGCGAGGCCAAACGTTTATGAATAAAGCAAAATTGAAAAAAATTATTTATAATGAAATAAAAGATTTCACAACAAAAATTCCATTAACCGAGGAAGATTCTGAGCTACTTGGAAATTTGGTTTTAAGTTATATGAAAGATGGTGATTTATATCTAAAAGAAGAAAATAAAATACCACTTTTTTATATAATTGAAAAGAAACTAAAAGATGAATATAGTTTTACACTTGAAAATAGTGTAATTTTGTGGTTATGTTGGATATGTGAAAATGAAATTTATGCAAAAATTTATTTGGATTATTTACAGCAATGGTCAAAAATAAATAATAAAGATGTAATAAATATTTTAGATTTTTGTAATATTTTTCCTAAAGGTTACCCATTAAAAAGTGATTTACTCAAAATAAATGAAATTTTAACATCACAATATTATTCAATGACTATTAATTAAGTAATATTTAAGTAATATATATTATTTATATTATTATAATTAAAAAAATAAAAAATTATGAAATTTGGATATTTTCTTGGAATAAAAAATTTAGATTCAAGAATTTTACATAGAAATTTAGAAGAGATGATGATGGAAGATTTTATGGAAAAATATAAAATTGAAGATGCACAAAATGTTTTTTTATTTCCCAATGTTGCAACGGAAGAATTTCGTAAAGAATTTACATTATCATTACTTGGTTATTTAAAAAAAATGAAGATTGAAAAAACTTTGTTAAAAATAATTTCTGAATTAGAATATCAACTGCCAGAATTACCGGAATTACCAGCAAAAACATTTTGTCAAAAATGTAATAGAAATTTACCTGAACCTGATGGATTTATGGGCGTATATATAAATCAAATTTTACATTGTTTCAAATGTTACAATATTGAAAAAATTTTAATTTAAATGATAAAAGAAGCCGAAATAAAAGAAAATTCAATTGAAAATGTTTTTTGTGAAAAATTTTCAAAATTGCAGCAACATCCGATGGATTTTGTACATACAAAATTATTGGCATCAATATTAATTAATAGTTTAAAAAATATAAAATTAGAAGAAGAAGAAAAACCATTTTTATTTAAGTTAATAGAAAAAAGATTGTCTGTTTTATATGATTATAATTTAACTAATGATGTAATATTATGGTTAAGTTATTTGTCAGCAAATCCTGCAATTGCTGTAATGTATCTTACATATTTGCAATATTGGTCTGCAAAAAATAATATTGATACAATAGATATAGATCAATTTTGTCATATCTTTCCTGACGGATATCCGTCTAATGATGATTTACATAAGTTGTGGGATGAACAAAAAATTTTGGATAATAAAACATTCCAGGATAATCTTTTGGATAGACCAAATGCATTAATCTCAATTAAAAAAATAAAAAATTAATTATGTATTTAGATATAAATCAAAATAATGTCTCTAATTTAGTTAGTGATATGTCAAATGCTGTATATGAAAAAGAGCGAATTGATCTTGTAAGTACACTTGGCGCAAAATTTATGCAAGAGGGAAATCAATATTGTTGGATATATGGTGAACTTCCGAATAATGCAATAATTGGTTTTGGTGATACACCTGGAGAAGCTATGCATGATTTTTGGAAGAGTTTTTATAATCAAAAACCAAATAAAATGGTTGAACAAATAGCTACAAAAGAACAGCCCATAGAAGATAATTATAATTTTTTTATTAAAAATTTATATAAATTAAGAAATTGGCTATTAAAAAATTAAATAAAGAAAATTCCATTGTTAGGTATTTGGGAATAACTGTTGGATCGCTTATTAAAATTGATGAGAAAACAGGGGAAGCAACCATTAAACTTAATAATACTCCTGAAGTTAAGAAACTTTTAGAATTAATGGAGATTAAATATTCTCTTTTAAAAGATTTTTATATAATAGGAAAAATTGACATTAATAATGAAAAATAAAATATGAAATTAAAAATTCTTAGATTTTTTTATAAATTTCTTTATAAATTGCATTTAATAAAGAAAAAGAGATTTTATTATGAACCATTTATTTATACTAATTTAAATGGTGTTTTATTACGCAGCGGGATGTCATCATCGGTTAGATTTTTTGAATCATTTATTATTGAAGATTTCCTTGAAGAAGATGCTGATAAAAGAGCATTTATAATTATAAATAATAAATATCCAGATTATAAGGGATTTATTAATTTATTTTAAAATTAAAATCATTGAGAGAGTCCCATAGGAGGTTTGGTAAAAGTTATTAAGTAGTTCGATTCTACACCGGGGGCTTGGCCCCTGGTATTAACGCTCTTCTCAATGATTTATTTAAAAAAATTAAAATTAATGCAAAGATTAGAAAAGGTCATGAAATATTATTTTCAAAAGGTCATTCCAATGATTGGAAAAATCTTCAAAAAGATATAATAATTAATTTTAAAGATAGATATACATATAAATCATTTAAACAAGTTGGAAATCATTTGTTAATAGATACAACTGAAGGTAAGGTTGATATAGTATTTACAGGTGAAGTTCCAAAATTGGAATTTGATATATTTGAAAAAGATCAATTAATTTTAAAAATTAAAACTAAATTATGACATTATTATTAATTATTTTACTCGTAATAATATTCATTTTATTATTTAAAATGAAAAAACTTTATACCGGAAAGTGGAATGCAATAAAAGATAGTGATGAATATGTATCATTGTTGCATATAATAAATTTTCAATTAGATACAAAAAAACAATTATCTGATGATGTTATAAAAAATATAAAGAATATTTTAAAAATTAATAATTCATGATAAAAGAGGAAGAAATAAATGGAATGTATTTTGTTGAACAAACAACATTTTATATTTATAAAAATAAAGAAGATAGAGATAAAGACAAACCAGTAGTAATAACTTCATGTAAAAAAGCATATAAAAATTATAAAAAAAATGAAAAAGCACATACAGTAGAATTGATTTTGGGTAAAAATAAATCAAAACAATAAATAATTTAAATGGATAAATTAGAAAAGCATATTAAAATGCTTAAAATTATTAGAGATTCTTATAAGAAAAAAGTTTCTAATAAAGATTTTAAAATAGCTGTTTCTTACTTTATAAAAAATTTAAAAAATAATATAAAGGAAAATTAAAATGGGACATTATGATATGTCGAGGTCGATGGATGATATAGATTCTATAAAAATAACAGATAAAATGATTAAAAATTTAGAAAAAGAAGTAAAAAAGAAAAAAGAAATATTAGTATTTGATGATGATTCAGGTGCATTAAAATTAAAAATAGCAAGAAAAAGTAAATTATTAACTTATGAAATGAATACCGGGAGCCATTGGACTATTTTTATGAAGTAATATTGAAGTAATATTAAATTTATTATATTATATAAATTAAAATAATTTTATAATATGAATAATAGAACAAATGCCATAAATTTTGCCAATTGAATTTGGGTAAATTTAGATGAAAAAGAAATGAAAAAATCATTCATAGAAATTTTTTAATATTAAATTTTTAAATAAAAATGAAAGAACAGTATGCTTGTATAATTCTTGGAATCGCATTGGGGATTATTTTGACAGTTTGGACTTTAAAAATATATCCTTGGTTAAGAATAATGTTAATAATTTATAAAGATAAAAAAAGAAATTTTTTAAAAAAATACAAAATTAAAAAATGAAAAATAAAATTTTTCAAAAAAAATTACAGAAATAAAATTGGCTTTTTAAATTCTAGAAATATTAAAAGTCTTTTATTGGATATTAGTGAATGTAAAGAAGTTAAAGCGTCTTTTGAATTTGAAATTTTTATAGAAGTTTCTACAATAATAAAACTTAATGAAAAAGACATACCCGAAATTGAAGAATTATTTTCTTGTTTATTTGGATATTGTAATTATTTCAAAAAAGAAATTATTGACTTACGATATGGCTTTAAATGTAAAATATATGGCATTGTAAATCAGAATTATCTTGAAAAATTTGTTAATAATTTTGAATTGAAAATTATACAAATATTAAATAATATAATTAATTTTAAATCTTCAATACCAGATTTTGACAATAGAATGAGACAATTAGGTTTTTAAAAATAAATATTTAAAATATGACTTTAGAAGAATTTACATTATTGGAGCCCGGAATATTTGAAGTTGGATTAATTCCAAATACATCTGAAGGGGTTTATTTGACTGATAATAGAGAAGGTGATTTATTAAAATAGGTTGCAGTAAAAGGTTATAATAATGATTGGTGTATATATGCAGATTGGGTTGAAAAAGATATTGATTTAATTAGAAAATCTGGTCAAAAAATTTTTAATGATGAAAATATTTTAAAATTAATTTCAAATAAAGAATTATTAATTAAATATAGAAAATAAAATGAATAAAAAAGAAATTATAAGTATTACAAAATTTCAATTACAAAAACCTAAAAATTGGGATAAAGTTGTTAAATTTAAAACTAGAAAAAGAAATATTTTCAAAACTGATCACATAAGAACATATACAGGACTTTATATAAATGTTTTTGAACCAACAGAAGATATGATTTGCATAGAAGATATTGCACATTCACTTTCTCATCAATGTAGATTTGGAGGCCAATTACCAAATTTTTATTCGGTAGCACAACATTCAATGATGTGTGCTAAAATGGCTAAAAAAGAAGATAAATTAGATGCTCTTATGCATGATGCAAGTGAAGCCTACGTACTTGATATGCCACGTCCAATAAAATATAAACTTGGTAATTATAAACTTGTAGAAATTAAATTAATGTCTTTAATAGCAAAAAAGTTTAATTTTAATTATCCTATGAAAAAATGTTTAAAAAAGATAGATGATAAAGTATTAATTTGGGAATATAATAATTTATTTTTAAATAAAAGTAAGAATAAATTATCACATAAACAAGTAGAAAAAAATTTTTTAAAAATGTTTTATAAGCTTATTAAATAATATTTAAGTAATATTAATTTTTTATATTTATTTATAAAATGAAAACCTTTAAAGATTAATTTTAAAAAGTATAATGGAAGAAGAAAAACAAATATTAGAAAAATTAACTGAATGGCTTGAATTGAATAGCTATAAATTAAATAATGGAATTTGGTGGAATAATAGAGCAAATGGTGATTGTAATGAAGGTTTAACAAGTGCTGAATTAATAAAAAAATTTTTAGAATATTATAAAAAAAATTATTTAACTTAAATTTTATAAAAGAAAATTTAAAATATTATGGAAGATACATTAACAGCTCAAGCAGATATAATATCAGTTCAAACAAAAAAAGATTTCTATAAAGGTTTTGATTTTATTCCTGCTGGAACACCAGGAACTAAACATTTTCAAAATTGGCAGTGGAAAATAGATGATGAATTAATTTTAAATTATCATGAATCTTATATACGTCTTCGCCCAAAACGGTTTAAAATAGAAACAGAGACAAAAAATACAAATAAATTTATTTTAGCATTGCCAAAAGATATTAATTTATGGGAAGAATCATTTATAAATTCAGAATTAAATAAATTAGCTGAATTTTGTAATCAGCAATATGAAAAAGAAAATGAAATGTTTTATGTAATTTATTTTAATGATAATTTTAAAAAATTAATGATAAATTCTTATAAATTCTCATATTATCAAGGATTAAAATTTACATCAGAAAAGTCAGCTAAATTATTTATTGAAGAAATTAGTAAATTTGCAGATTATTATACATATTTTGTTGCAATGTTAAAAAATACAAGATTATAAATAAAAGTAAAATAAGAAATGAAAAAGAATATTGAATTTTCATATAGCAAGTATTTAAAAGGATTAAAAAAGAAATGGTCAAAACGCAAGTTAAATAAATTTATTAAATCTTTAAATAATAAAGAAACGTTCATTACTGTATATGTTAATAAAAATAATGTTCCTATATACTTAAGTTGTTGGGGTAAACAAATATACATAACGGATCAAATAAATAAAAATTAAAAATTAAAAAATGAGTACAATAATAAAAATAAAATTTGATGATGGTTCAGAACATAAATTGCCAGATGTTTCTTATAATAAATTTTTAAACTATATATTTGAAGATGGTATGTCAGATATTGCATGGGAAAATTATTTGAAAAATAATAATATGGTAGATATAGTAGACTATAATTCAGATGCAACAAAAGAAATGACATTAATAGTTGAAAATAAAGAAACAGAAAGAATTTTAAAATTTAAGTGTATATATGATTCTGATTCTGAATTATAAAAATAATTTAATAAAAAAATATGATTAGTGCAAAAATAATAAAAGATTCAGCAGATGTAAGAGGTAATAGAATTACTACATTTGTATTAACATTTCCCAGATATATTTTGGCGGAATTTAATACTCATAGAATGTTTTCACGTAATTCAGCAAGTTCAAGAGCAATTCCATTTAACAAAATGTTAGAAATGGTAAAAACAAATCCATTTATTCCAATTAAATGGATGAAAGAACATACAGGAATGCAGGGAACAGAATACTTTGAACACCCTCATGAATGGGATAAATGTAAACAAAAATGGTTGGATGCAAGAGATTTAGCCATAACAATGGCTGAACACTTAACTGAATATGGGGTTACAAAACAATTATGTAATAGACTATTAGAACCTTTTATGTGGCACACGGTTTTAGTAACTGCTACTGAATTTAAAAACTTTTTTGCTTTACGAGCCAATGAAGCAGCAGATATTCATTTACAAGATTTAGCTAATAAAATGTTAATTGAATATAACAAATCAATTCCGGAAAAATTAAAAGAAGGTCAATGGCATATACCATTTGGTGATACATTTGATGAAGATAGATTATGGGAATGTATAAAAAGGGATGTTAAAGAAGCAACAATGAATGAAAGTGTAGAAGAATCTTCTAAAGAAATAAGAGTTTTTACTAAAATAGAAATATCAACAGCCAGATGTGCCAGAATAAGTTATAATTCATTTGAAGGCAAAGATGATTATAATGCAGATTTAAAACTTCATGATAGATTATTAGAATCAGGACATTGGAGTGCTTTTGAACATTGTGCAAAAGTTATGAATGAATCTGAATATGAAGGTTCACATGGTAATGCTAAATATGCTTTTGAAAATCAAATGGCATATGAGAATGGCTGGTGTGGAAATTTTAGGGGATTTATTCAGTATAGAAAAATGTTTAATAATGAAAACAGGACTGATAATAGAGTAAAAATGCCATGTATAATTTGCAGTAAATATGATTGCAAACATTTAAATGTTTAAAAATGGAAAAAATTAAAATTTTTGAACCTAAAGTTATTCATGATGGAGATAAAGTTTATATGAATGATAATGGTTTTTTGGTCACAAATTTTATACAGAATAAATTTGTTGGTTATGCCTATTGTCGAATTAAATATGAAGAAAATATTTTATTTGTTTCTAAATATCCATTAAAAATATTACAAAAAAATAAAAATGAAAGGAATAAAAATGAGTGAACCATTAAATACAGATCCAACACAACCGTGGAATGATCCAATGGAAAAAGATAATCCATTCGCACCGCATAATGGATTTGACGGTGATGATCCAAGAAAACCGTGGAATGATCCATGTGGTAGAAAAGAAGATTTAACAGATAGAGAAAAACGTGATTATCATTTATTTGAAGGATATGATAATGATGAATGTTTTTAATAAAGACACAATATACATTTGGAATATTACAAGAAAAGATTTTAAGCCAATAACAGTATATGATATAGAAGAAGCAAGAAAATTAATTATTGAAAATAAAAAAAAAGTTATAGAATTAGAAAATGATATATTAATTATTAAAAAAAATATACCAAAAAAATCTAAAAGTATTAAACAATTTTTAAACAATTTATTAAAAAAAATAAAAATGAATAAAATAACAGATACAACAAAAAATCCTAATCCTGAATGGTTAGGTGGTGGAAATCCTGGAGCTATTGAGGCGCAAGAAACAGCAGGTCAAAGAGAATTAGTAAATTCCTCTCAACTTCCTATAAAAGTAAATTCACCATATGGAATAGATATTAGAGAAAAATATCAGTCTATGGGGATATTAATTTTAGACAGAAAGAAAGATGATGATGCATTGTTTTATGATGTTATATTACCAAAAGATTGGAAATTAACAGCAACTGACCATTCAATGTGGAGCAATTTAATTGATGATGAAGGTAAAATTAGAGCAAATATTTTTTATAAAGCTGCATTTTATGACAGAGATGCTTTTATAAATTTTGAAGAGAATGAAATATAATAAAAATAGAAAATTTCGTGTAAAACATATTAAAGATATGTATTATCCTCAATATAAAGATGATATTCTTTGGACAGGATTTTGGTTGGGAAAACAACATGCTCAATATGCGACTGAAAAATTAGCTAATGAATTTTTAGAAGAATTAAAAATTGAACTTAATAAAAAAAAATTAAAAGAAGAATGGATAGATTTGATAAGTTGTTAGAAAAATTAAATAGTAAAAAAATTTTACAAAATGAATGTGATTGGTTAGAATGCCTACCTGAAGATATATGGATTGAATATTTTGAACATAATTCAAAACTTGTAGGATGGAATTTGGAAGTTGAAAAATATCGACATTATGAAACATCTATTGATGTCTATGATATAGATAATAGATACTTAGGAATAAAATTTATATCCAATTTATATTCAGATAATTCTACATATGAAGATTGTTTTTATCATCTTGAATTTTTTGAAATGAGGGAAATTACTGTAAGAAGTTTCGAAAAAATGGATTAATAAAAATATTAAACAAAACTTTGAAACAAAAAATAAAAATAGAAAAATTAGAATTTGATGATTTATTTCATTATCCTAATGCAAAAATTATTTACAAAAATAAACTTTGGGATATTCATTCATTAAATTTTGTTGATGGAAATATTAAACTTTTTAGAGAAGTTCAATATGATATTTTAGTTGCTGAAGATGTTAAATATTTTAATGAAGAAGCTAATATATCAGAGTGTCAATTGCAATTAAGATCAACTGATCAATTAACTGAAAGTGAAATGAAAAAATGTTCTGATATAACTTTTTGGTATTATGATGGTGAAACAGATGAATGGAATATTATGAATAAATATGGTTCATTAAATCGTGGTTTATCAAAAATTGATAGAGATTTAGCAGATTACCTTTGTAGTATTAATGTTTGTATTCATCTTGAAATGTTTAATAATGGAAAGGCAGTAAAATATGTATGCTGATTTTAATAATAAATATTTAATTGAAACTTCAGGAGTATGGGCAAATATTTTATTAAATATTAATGGAAATATGAGTATCATTTGTTCATTTAGAATAAAGAATACTTATTGGGAAATTAAAATAGAAGATTTTGTTAAAAATAGTATTGTCAAGGGAGATTATCCTTATATTAATTATTGTACTGGTATTAAATATTGTAAAAGTAGTTTAAAAGATTGGCAGTTTTTTGATATTATCCAAGAATTAATAGAACATTATAATAAATATATTATTGGTGGTTCAATTGATATTCCAGTTGACGAACGGGGTTTAGACAATTATGATGATGAATTAGATGAAGATGAATATGAACAAAAATTTTATAATAAAATTGTTGGTGATAGATTTTTAACTATAAATACTTTAAAGGATATTCGAAAAAATTTTTGTCAATTATAATTATTTAGATAAAATGATACATGATATTATTTTTAATGATATGAAAGCAATTCGCAAAGTTTATAAATTAAAACCATTAGAAATTGCTTTGATTCTGGGTTTTGGTGATAATGTATGGAGAAATTATGAAAAAGATGAAAATGTTTTTAATAAAATGTCAAAAAGCAATCAAACAGTTATATGGCTAATAATGGATATTAATGTATTTTTTAAACATTTAAATAATAATGTTCCAGACTGTACAATTGAAAAAATTGGGAAAACAAGATATAAAGAAATATTAAAACATGTAAAAGGAATAAAAGAAAAAATTGATGAATTTACAGAACTTACAAGAAAAGGTTTATGCACTTCTATTTTTAGAAAAGCTGATTTAATAGTCAGTTATAAAAATGAGATAAATATTAACTTATCGAAATAAATATCATGATAACAGAAAAACAATATTTAGAAGCAAAAAAGATTGTTGACATATATAATCAACAATTAGAACAAGAATTTATTATAAATAATAAACAAAAAGAATTAGAACAGAATAAACAGGAAGATGAATGTAGTAAATATGGTGGACATTATTTTCTTGAATCAGGAGGAAAATGGTCACCACAAGGACAAATGTCTTGTCAATTTTATGGAAAAACAATTGGAAATTAAATGAAAAAAATTAAAATGGATAAAATAATTAAACCATTGCTGAATGAAGATGGAACACAAGTAATAAGGAAAATAAAAAATGGTGAATGGTATTTTAATAATGATAGATTTTTAGAATGGTGTAACAGTATTGATGACTCAACACTTAAATATCCAATTTACTATGCAGAGGAGTGGATGCCAGAAGAAAATGAAAATTATTGGTATTATAGTTTTGATGATTATACTAATTATACAACCAAATATCAGCCAAATTGCTCTAAATCAGATAGGCGTAGAATTTCAATAGGAAATGTTTTTAAAACTCAAGAAGAAGCAATGGATATTAAAAATATTTTAAAAATTTTTGATAATATGAAAAAGTATTATCAAGTGGAAATTGAGGTACAAAATGAAAACTGAAAAAAAAGAAATAACTGCTTATTTGTGTAATATTATGGAACTTGATCAATTAATTAAAGGAAATTTTCAAGATGTTCATAATAAACTTGTTGAAATAGAAAATAAATTAAAAACAGATTATCCAAATTTAATACGTTTTGAATTAGGTATTGAGCATTCTGATATCTATGATGAATTAATAATCAAATGTATAAGATTAGAAACTGATAATGAATTTCAAAAGAGAATAGAAAAAAGTGAAAATCAGAAAAAAGCACAAAAAAATCAGCCGAGAAAAGAAAAGAAAACAAGATAAAAAAAGAAAAGGAATTATATGAAAAATTAAAAAAAGTATATGGATAATAAAAATAATTTTTAAAAATTTATTTAAAAATAAAAATGAAAGTAGATTTAGATAAAAAAGCACTAATAAGTTTGGTTTGTGGTCAACAACCAAATTATTCAATGTTGGAAAATCCAATAGTCAAATTATGTGGTAGTTATAATGGTTCTACAGATATATGGTGTTGGAGTGAACATAATCTTGAGAAATTTAGTGATGACGAACTTTATAAACTATATTGTGAATGTCGAAAATCATGGGAAGATATTTTTAATAAAAAATCAGATATTTTAATAGAATACTTTGGTACAAATTTAAAAGAACATGGACATTATAGATGGAAAATAATAAATGATGAATTACAATATAATTCTTTAAAATTCAATGATTTACCATTTCATCCTGAATATTTAACAAATAATTTGTACAAAGGTGAAATTTCATTTTTTCAAAGTGATGATTATTCGGTAATTGCTATTTGTGGAAGCCCAATGGATAAAAGATCTGGTAGTAAGTCTGTATTCTGGGTAAAAGAAAAAATTAGCAAGGAAGATTTAATTAAAATCATTAAAGAAAATAAAATAGCAATGTCATTAATAAAAGCAATGAGCTTTAAAATTATTTGGTAAAATTAAAAAAATTAAAATGACAAAACAACAATACCTGCTGGTTAAACTAGCAGAAGAATGTTCAGAATTAACAAAACGAGCAACTAAAATGATTTGTTTTGGTAATGATGAAAAATATAAAGATAATGAACCGAATTACAAAAGACTCATAGATGAATATAATGATGTAGTAGCAACTATAAAATTATTAAAAATTGAAGGAGTTTTTAAAGAAATTGATGATCTTATAGATCCTGAGAAAATTAGACTAAAAATGGAAAAAGTTGAAAGATATATGAAACTTTCTAAAGAACGTGGATTACTAAATTAATTTTAAAACTAAAAAAGAAGTAAAAATGGAAATTGTATTAATGATTTTTGGTGTAATTCTAATATTAATATTAATAGCATTAGCACTACAAAATAAAGCAATTAAAGAATTAGAAATTGAAATTAAAAATAAACAGGATAAAAAATGAGTAAGATTAAAAATACAGTTAAAGTATTACCAAAGTCACAGGTGACATCATCTTGTTTAGCTGATATTATAGAACGTTTTAATTCAGAAAAATTTATTAATAATGTATGTTTAAGTTATAGACATGATTTTGGCATAACTACAGAATATGATAGACAAAGAATAAAATTTGAATGTAAAGAATGGATGAGAGCAATAAAAAATAATTGGGAATATTTTGATAAAAATGATTTATAAAAAATATAAATGAAAGGGAGGAAAATGAGCGATTTAGCATACATGAGATGGTATTTTTATAGATTATATTTATTAGAACTTGGGCATAAAGAAAATATATCTGAAAAAGAATTAAGTAAAATGTTAAATAAAATGAATTAGTAATATTAGGGTAATATTTGGTAATTATATTTAATAAAACAAATATGAAAAAGAATATTTATTGGTTAATTCAATTTGAAGAAGAAATAGAATGGAAAAGACCATCAGATCCTAAAAAATCTCTTATGGAACAATCAAAATTGTATCATTCTGATTCATTTTCATATTATGTACCCATTAAAGGGATGAAGATATTAAAAAAGGCTAAAGCTGAATTTTTCCAGGATTTAGATTTTTCTTTAACAAGTACTTATAAAAATTTATTAAAAGATTCAAAAGATAGTACATTAAAAATAGGATGGTTATCACCTGATGGTGTTATGCATTATTGTAAATATCAGAATCATATTACTTATGCAGATATGATTTTAGATGAATCTGTAAGTAATTTAGAAGAAAAAGGATGGTTACATATTATAAAAGATTCTGATTCTAAAAGTGGTGCTATGATTGGATATTATAAATATAGAATAACTCAAAAACAAGCAAGATATTTAACTTTGGCGGAAATAGAATTTTATGAAGATGATGTAGCATATCAATAAATTTAAAAATAAAATGAAATATTTTTTTGAAGATAATTTTAGAAAATATGGAATAATTAAATTAAAAGATAATTTAACTTTAGAAATCTTAAAAGAAAAATTCACATGGGTTTTAGAGGCAAAAATTGAAAATGCAATATTGGGGCTTAGTTCACTTGGAAATCTTATTTGGTATGATGGAATTTGGGAATCTGGAGTTTTACTGGGTGGGCTTTGGAAATCTGGAACTTGGATAAACGGAGTATGGTATGGCGGAATTTGGGAGCATGGGGTTTGGAAAAATGGAATTTGGAAAGCTGGAGTTTGGGAAAATGGACTTTGGGAGAATGGTATATGGGAAAATGGATTTTGGTTAAGTGGAATATGGAAAGCTGGAATTTGGAAAAATGGAACTAGATAAATTAATATTTAAAAAACCTTAAAATAAAATTTTATAAAATGAATTAGTAATTAATAATTTAATAAAATAAAAAGGAGTAAAAATGTATAAAAAATTTCCAAATATTCATTCAGATGACTTCATTGAATTATTAGAAAATCTTTATTATGAAAATGATCCGGATGATGATATTCGCAATGAACATGTAAAAGAAATTTTAGTAAAATACAGAAATAAATTTCAAGAATTTGCAGAGTTTATAAATGAAGCAATTCATAGTGATTTAAATGAAACAATAGAAGGTAATATTATTGAAAAGTAATACTAAAGTAATAATCAATAATTATATTTAATAAATAAATCTTTAAATAATTTTATTTAATAAAAATGAAAAATTTAAATAAAAAATTGAAAGAATTGAAATTATGTAAAGATAATTTGTTAGCAAATACAATGGTAAATAATCATTGGGAACAAAAAATGTTTTATAAAAAATTATTTCTTATTGATAAAGAAATTGAAAAACTTGAAAGTCCTGAAGAATATCAAAGAAATATAAACCATTGGGAAAGTTATGAAAATAGATTTTAATAATTTGACAACAGAAGATAGAATAAAGTTCAATAAAGAATTTGATTATTTTATTTCTTTAAAGTGGAAAAGAATATTCAAATTATCATATTGGCATTTTTTATATAAAATTTATAAAAATGGAATTTAATTATGGAAATACCTTGGCAAATTATTCCAATTATACTTTTCATATTTTTAAATATAATTGGTATGTTCACTTATAAATATAAATTTTTAGAAACTACACGTTTTATATGTTGTGCACAAATAGCAATTACAACAATTGCAATTCCAGCATATATAATTTATTTTATTTCTTTATTATTAAAAATTAAAATAATTTAAATGAAATTAAGACCGAGAATGTTAACTTCTGATCATCCAACTTACAAAAAGTTGGAAAAAGTTAAAAAACTAATGGAAGAGCTAAATATTTCTTTCAAATTTATTAATAGTGAAATTAAAGTTATAGACAATAATGTATTCGGTATTACTCAAGAATTTTTTTTAATAAATGGAGAGGAATCTTTGGCACCTTTTTCTAATTCTGAATATTTTCCAGATTATGAATTTAAACTCAAACCATAAAAATATGAAAATAGATATAATCACAAAAAATTTACCAAAGAGTATATTAAACAATTATTATCCTTTTGATGAATATGATTATACTTATGTTTATAATAAACTTGGTATAAAAATATTAAAAGAAAATGATTTCACAGTAGAAGTAGAATTACCTGATAATTTAATTGTTGCTTACGATAAAGAAAATTGGTATTATTTATTTGATGGTTTAAAGAAGATTGCATTCTTTTTTAAATCAGATTCTCAAGCTTATTTATCTTTTAATAATGATGGTCTTGATTTAATTGAAACATCTGATGAAAAAAAAATTATGGAAAGAAAATTAAAGAGAAATATGAGACAATATATTGATAAGAATTATGATAGTAATTTTCTGGAAATTTCAAGACTTGAAATTAATTTTCAAAAAAATATAACTATTTCTATTTATTTGGGAAAACCGGGATTTTTTATAGGTAAATGTGGAAGAGATATAATTGAAATAGAAAAATTTTTATCTGAAAAAATGAATAAAAAAGTAAAATTTTTAGTATTTGAAAATAAACCCTGGTGGATGTGTTCATAACAATTTAAAAACTTAAATAATAAAATAATATGCTTAAAATTTATATTGAAAATTATTCAAAATTTTTACCAAAATATAAAAATAATTTAGAAGCTGCTGTTAATTTAATGGACACATTAAATTTATCAGGATGTTTTTCTGATGAATTAATAAAAAAATTTTGGCATAGGGTTAATGATTCATTGCAAATTATACTTTCGGGAGAAGAATATGATTTTAAAGAAGACATAGAATCTTTTAAGAACATTTATGAACCATATTGCATTTTCTCAGAAGAATTTAAATGTAAATTAAGAACTTTATTTTTTGTAATATTAACTAAGCCAAATGAAAAAAGAAAAATTAAAAAGAATAAATAAAAATCCATCAACAGAATATTTTCCTAAAAACCCGATTTGGTTAGTATTTGACTTGGCAAATGGTCATAAACCAAGCAGGAGATATGTTTGGTGGTTTGATACAAAAAAACAAGCATATGACTGGATTAATGATCCCGCTATTGATCTTAAATATGAAATATCAAAACCTACAAAATTCAATACCGCTGAAAATATTGATTATTCAAAATTAAATAAAAAATTAATGTTTCAGATAAAAAATTTAAAAAAAGATTTAATTGATCTTTACAAAGCAGGATGGGAAGATAGATTTTGGGAAGTAGATGAAAATGCTAAAAATATAAATGCTAAAGGGTTGGCAAATTTATTTATAGAAAATATGTTGAAAAAGTTTATTGAAAAGTAATATCAAAGTAATGTTTATTAATTACATTTAATAAAAAAAATATTATGAAAAATGAAGATTTTTTACTTCTAAAATTTGGTACAATTAAGTCTTGGTGTTTTGTTAATAGCCCTGAATCACAAGTTGCATTAGATAAATACAATGAAATAAATGAAGGTTGCACAGCAGAACAGGAAACCAAAGAACAAAAAGAACTTGTATGTGAAATAATAGATAAGTTAAATGGCAAAATTGAAGTATGGTGGACAGATGAAGATTTAACAAATGATAAAGAAAAAGCAAAAGAATATATTAGAAATTATTGCAAGAATAAAAAAATATTTACAATAAAAAAAAATGAATTCTTTTAAAAAATTTAAAAAAAATCAATGCTAAAATTTTATTACATAGATAATAAGTATTGTATTACAAATACTGAACTTGAATTGTCTGAAAGAACTATTGATATAAAATTTCATGATTTGGCAAACAATAAAAGACTTTTAAATGAATTAAAATTAGTCTATTTGGATAATAATTATGGTGCAACTCATGATGATAACTATAGAAGAAAATGGTTTTGTAATTATTTGGAAACTTTTCTTCACGGTTCAAAACCTCCAGCAGATTTTAGGGAATTGTTAGATAACCCTACAGTTAGAATATTAATAGTAGATGAAGATTTATTAAAAGATATTAAGTTGATTTTAAAATAAAATGAATTGTAAAATATTTAAATTCGGTGATATAAAAATTATGAAAAATGAAGCAGAAGAACTTTTAACACAATTACAAATTAATATAAATTTCTTAAATCAACAACATTATGGATTTTCATCTGTATAAGAATTAAGTTATCATAATGGTAAAATAGCTGGATTAGAATCAGCTAAAATGTTAGTGGAAGAGTTTGTAAATAAACAAAATAATGAAAAATAAAAAAACAATAGATTATGTTTCTAAATATTGGCAATTGCATGATGCAATAATAAAATTAAATAATAAATATGCAAATTCAATATCAAGATTTAATGTTGGTGATATAATAAAACATAAAGGAAAATTTCTTTTAATAGATATTATTAAATCTGAAAATGAAAATTCATTAGTAGAAAGAATAATTTATTTAGGTAGAAGATTAAAAAAAGTAAAAGGTATTTATTATTTTTTAAAATCACCATTTTCAGTTGTTATTGATGAAGAAAGAATTAAAAAAGTTGATGGTACAATTTCTGAAAAATAAAAATTTAAAATTATTATGTTTAACACTATTAATGAATATCCATTAGAACTAATAGGAGAACCGCAAAATATAGTTGTACCTAAAGGTTCAGAAATATTAACTGTTCAGGTTCTATATGATAAACTTTATATTTGGATCTTGACACCGCGAAATAGCATTTCAAAAGAAACAAAAATTATACAAATATATCAAACACACGGTTTCATGCAACAGGATATTTGTGAATTTAAATATATTTCGACAGTGAAAATAAACGGTAATTCATCTGTTTATCATATATTTGAAATTAAAGAAAAAATTCCATATCAATATATTGAAAAAATTAAATAAAAAAAATAAAATGAATTTTAAAAAATTATTAAAGAATATTGATAAGTGGCAAACAAAAACATTTCCTGATTCAACCTCATTATCTAAAATAAAACATCTTAAACTTGAGATATTAGAATTAGAAAATAATTTAGAAAAAACAAAAGCTAATATGACTCAGAAAGAAGTTGAAAATATTCTTTTAGAATATGCTGATTGTTTTTTCTTACTTTTTGGTTCAGCTTTTGCTTATGGTCTGGATTTTGAGGATATTAAAAATATTATGAAAGAAAAACTTGAAATAAATAAAAAGAGAATATGGGGTAAACCTGATGAGAATGGAGTTGTAGAACATATTAAATAATAATTAAATAAATTTAACAGAAATTAATAAATCTTATGAATTTAAATAAATTAACTCCAATACAATTGCGTAATTTATTATATGATGTAGTTGAAAAAATACAAAAGTTGCAATATATATATGATGAAGAAAAAAATATAACATATAATGATTATTTTTTAAGTGAACATACTTGGTATTATGATGCAAGAAAAGTTATAGAAGAAAGAGAAAAATATAAAAGTAACAGAAATAACTAAACTTGAATATTAACAATAAAAAAATGGAACCAATATTTCTATTGGTTCCATTAATTATATATTTATATTACTTTTATTTTATAAACCGTTACCAATTATATCAAGATCAAATACGGTAACAACACCATAATATTCTGGTCTAACCATTTGGGTAGCATATCTTGTCATAACGGCTTTTCTTGGAGTGAAGTTCTCAGGATCATAAATAGTCGGTGTAATTAATAAAGGAACATAAGGACTATATACATAACCTGTTTCCAAGAATGAATCTCCTCTGTAACCGATAAGAACTTTATTAACCGGCATATGAGGATTTTTGTAAACTGTATATCTGCTATTCAACATACCTACTTTTGTAACTCCAACGGAGTATATAGATTTTGCTGAATCTGATACAATATCAGTTTGAAATTGTGAAAGTGATTCAATGATTGAAGCGATTTCAGGAGAAACTATAATCCAGTTTGCACCAGATCTTTTATTTCTCTTATAGATTTCATTTGAACAAGCATTGATTGTTTCAATAAATGTTTGATACCATTCATTTTGTGTTCCAAAATTTGCCTGATAGGTACCGTTTGAAGCATCTGCAAATGATTGTAAAGTAACAGTTCCGTCAGCATTTAATTTCAAATATCTACCGATTTTTCTTGACCATACAGCTTTTACTTCCGCACCAGCTAATAAATCAGATAAAATTTCATTATCAATTTCAAGTGCAATTGACTCTGAAAGAACTTTTGTTAATTCAACATCAGGATCCAAAGTTAAAGTAGCATTCATATCTTGTGATAATTCTGGTGTCCATACAGTTTTCAATTTTCTTGTTACTGCAACAACTGGAACAGATTTAATTTGAATATTTACTTGTGGAATTTCTGATACAGATTCAAAATCACCAACTAATGTTGATGGTGTTAAATCATCAATTTTTGTAGCTGCAGGTCCAACCAAAACAGCTGACATAGAACCAGTAGCATTACCAAGTTCTAAGTTATTTCCTTTTAAATATATATTTGAAAAAATTCTAATTGTACTTGCATCAACTAACTGTGTTAAACCTTGATCAATTGTTGGAGCAAGTGAATCTGCCGTTATGGATTTTATAGCTGATAAACTTCTAAAAGATCCACCTTCATAACTGATTTCACCAGATCTTACAGGTCTGATAACTCTTAATTGAGATATATCAATACTTCCATCAGAAGCAGCTAAAGTAAAATTAAATCCTGATAAAGTTCCTGTAACAGTTGGTGATGTTGCTGTAATACTTGCATATGAAGCAGAAGCAGATGCCAATTGTGAAGATATTCTGAACATTCGCTTTGAGTATGAACTATTAAGGTTATAATAACCTCCTGTAGCGTTCATACCTCCAATCCCCTGCAATTTTGAAGATACTACGGCATTTCTGTTACCATACAAGGATTTTCCACTTTCGAAAGAGAATCCAGGTTTTGTTCTATCATATACAAAATCCAAATAGAATAATAAACCAGAAGGCATATTCATTGGTTGTACAGATACAATTTCATTTGCTAAAAGAGAACCGAAAACTCTTCTTACTAACGGAAATGCAACTTTGTTAAAAGATGCAATATCAGCTACAGATGAGCTTTCATTTAATTGTCTTAACGCCAAAGCCTGATTTTCTAAAATCATAGCCATATTGTTTCTGTTTTCAACAGATGACATTTTCTTTAAAAGACCAGTTCTATTCCACTTTTCAACCAAAAGTTTAGCTCGTCTATCTCTTTGTTCTAAACTTCTTTCATTAAATTGCGGAGTAAGTTTTACTAATTCATTATAATTCATTTCTTATTTCTCCCAAGTTATTTAAAAAGAATACTTTTTATTTTTTTATTTTTATATAAAATTTATAAACCTGCTAATTGCATCATTCTTGAATCATTTCCAGAATTTTTATTAGTTCTGTTTTCATTTATATTTCTGAAAATTCTTCTTGTTGATTCATTTAATCCTCTTTGTGGAACTGTTTTTTGTACAGAGGGCTTTGAAAATTTATTAATTGCATTAAATGTAATCTTTACTTCTCTTATGTTTTTACAATTATCAAATTGTTCAACAATTGATCTTTTTTGTTTTTGAGAAAGATTTGGTTTGTTATTAATTACTTTCATTGAATAAGATAATTTTTCATTAAAAAGATTTACATCTTGCAATCTTTTTCTTAAAATTAAAATGCCTTTATTATATTTTGCATTTTCTCTTTTAAGATTTGCATTTGCTCTTTTTAAATTTCTATATTCAATTTTTAATTTTCTGAAATTTCTTGATTCATTTGTGCTATTCAAGATTTCATCGCTATATGCTGAATTTACATCAACATCTTCATCGATATCATCTTCATCATCAGTAACATCTTTATCATCTTCTTCACTTATAGAATCATCATCTAATTCTTCATCATCAATTTCAATAATAGCATCATCGTCAAGATCATTGAAATCATTTACTTGTTCAGATATATCTTCATCATCAAGATCAATATCTTCTTGCTCTGAAATATCTTCATCATCAAGATCAATATCTTGTTCAGATATGTCTTCATCATCAAGATCAATATCTTCTTGTTCAGAAATATTCTCATCGTCAAGGTTTATATCTTCTTGTTCGACAATTTCTTCATCATCAAAATCAACATTGTCTTGTTCAACAATGTCTTCTGGATTTTCTAAATCTTCTTCTTCTTGTTCAGTTAATGGAATACCACCACCACCAACATTTATAGTGTTTTGTGGATTTTCAACACCGTCTTCACCTGCACTCGGATCAAAATCAGAAGGTACAGTTTCATCAAGCCCAAGAGCTTGTTCATTTAAAGCACTATTTATAAAATTTTTAATCTTTGGTCTAAATTGTTCAATAAGCAAATCATTAGCATTTCTAAGTGCACCTGCTTTGATTGTATCTGCTTCATTAATTGCTTTAGCCAAATTTGAATTGCTCTTATTCATGCAACTCGCTCCTCTAAATTATAATTGAAATGAAAAATTTTAAAAATTTAATTTTAAATTACTTTGATTTTTTCTAATTTGTTCAATTTTTTTTAATCTCTTTTTTACAGATGGTTTTATAAAAACATCTGATTCAGTTTTTAATTGAAGAATTTTTGATAATTTAATTTTTTTCTTAAATTTTTTTAATAGTGAATCTACAGATTCACCTGGAAAACTTTGATTTACAAAAACACCATTACATTTATTCATTTATTTTTTTAATAAATATTATTTTAGTTATTTATCAATTAAAAACTATTTAGAATCAAACTTATATCCAATATTCTTTTTACCAATTATTTTTGATTTGAATTCATTAGGCATAAATCCTTTTAATTGTGAAATTTTAACATCAACATTTCTATCATTGACATCATATCCTCTATCACCCCAAACATTTTTTAATATTGATTGTCTTGAATAAAATACATCCGGATGAGACATTAAGAAATATAAAATTTTAAATTGAATATTTGGCATTTGTATAGAAGGGTTGTCACCAAAATTAACAGTTTTTGTTCTATTATTTATTACAATTCCATCTAATGAAATTTCATCATGTTCATTAAAATCTTCATTTTTATCCAAATTTACTTTTTCTTTATCTAATAATATATCCATAGCATTATTATTCAATTGAAAATTTTCCCCACGAAGAATGTTATGTGCAATATATTGAAGATATTTAAAGCTATCATCTACAGAATTTAATCTATAATCTATAGCTTGCATTATTACCAATAATATGGCTTGATATCTATTTTCTTTAGTAGCATATTTATTCATAACTTTGAATAAAGCCTTACTTGCATTATCTACTAATGCATCTTTTTCCATTCCTTCATTTAAAAGAATTTCATTTAATATTTTTTTTATAGTTATCATTTTAATAAATATTTTATATTTTTTAATCAATAAAAAATTATTTTGAAATTTTATTATGGTGATGAATATATTCCAATATCATCTGTTGCATCAATTATATTTCCATAAAAATCATATGTTGCAGTATCGTGGCCCAAATATCTTACAATATTATTATAGTTTGTTCCACTATTAAATGCTACAGAACCTGGTAATGGTTTAAAATTATTTAATGTATCAAGTAATTTTATTCTTGCAGATGTGCCATAAATTCTAGCCATTATATTTTTAATATTAGGATTTGTATTTATAAATGTATAACTCATACCATTTTTTTCATAACCCGTTGAGTCAGCCCATTCAGTAAGTGAGCTAAAAGTTTTATCAAACCAGTGAAACCATGTCACTAAAGTCCATCCTGTTTTTCTCCATTGTGAAATTATTTTATCTTGAGTTCCGTCTACATCCCAATATATATTATTATGAATAAATGCATTTATTGTCTGCCCATGTTCACTTTTATATGTGGGTTCTAATCTAAATGCTCTTCCAGAATCCAGAATAAAAATATTATTAAAAACATATAAAGAATCATGCCCACCAAATGATGTAATACCAGATGGATATACTTTTGCATCAGCCGTATCCGGAGTTCCAACTATTCCTGCATAAACTAAATTATTATAAAACATATTGTTGTGAGTTGCATATGAATAATCACCATGTCTATAATTTGTATCAGCAGAATATAATGTTGCAGCTGAATGACTTGTTGAATCCATAATAAAAATATTATATCTTGCAATATTATTATTTGAACCAATATTATCTTCAACAACCCCATCAGGGAAATAAATCGGATCATATCCTGATGATATTGTACCACCACCTGCAAGTGAAAGACCGTGATAAGAATTTTGTGAATAATTATATTCAAATAAAACCGAATCACTACCACAATCTTGATATAAACTATGACCCTCAACACCAGTCATAGTCTTTATATTTCTAACTTCATTATGTTGAAATTTTACACTTTTACTGGCAGAAACATACAACCCACAACCAGCAGCATAATTCCCAATATTATTTACATAATTGGAATCAATTATCAAACCTCTCGATTGAATTATATATGTAGCATAAGCATATAAATTATATGTATTAGAACTATGTGGTGTTGTTCCTCCCCACTTACCATAAATATTCGTTATAGAGTTATTTGTAACTTTAAAATCAGAATAATATATACGATAAATTTCAAATCCTTTGACACCAATATCATGAAAATTAGAATTTTGTATTCTTAAATATCCTCTAATATAATAATTATTATTTATTAAACATAATCCTGATACTTTAAATCCAGTAAATTCACAACTATCTATATTAAAATAAAAGTTACTGCATTCTGGTGTAATTGTTTTGTCTGAATTTGTGAACATTATTCCATATTGATTTAATGTATCTCCAGAGCGATTATATGCATCATAATCTCCTTTAAAAATAAGATTTTTAAATTCATATTTTATTTGTTTGCTATAATTTAAATTAAATATTTTATCTTGTCCAACAATTGCCTCAATTGTTGCTTTTCCGGTACCATAACTATTAAACACAATTTTACTTGAGTCATTTTTTAAAACAATTGTTTTATTATATTGACCATAAATTATATCACCACCTTTAAATGAAACTGTGTCACCAGAATGAAGATTAATTGTACTGATTTTTGTTAAAGTTTTAAAGCTTCTTGTGGTTAAAAGCCCGCTATTATTATCATCGCCAGCAGAAGATACATAATAATGTCTTGTTCTAATATATCCTTGATAAACACCTAATGAAGGTTGTTGTGGTATTGCATTACCATAAATATCAAGTGATAAAACATTTGCAATTTTTTGAATATCAGTATTAAAATCTGTGCCATTTCCGAGCACATTGGAATAAATATCGGTTATCTGAAAGCATGTTAATGTATCAAATTCATATGGATTTATTTTCACTGATAAATTTTGAGTTATGTTTTTTATACCAGGATCAGTATTATAATATGAATATAAATAATCAACATCTTTTTCTGAACTTGTGGAATCAGACCAATATGTTGGATATAAAAATTTTCTTGAAAGCGGATAATAATTTGGTGCAGGTCCAAATGTTCCTAATTGTTCTGAAAATCTATAAGTACTATCTTCATTTTCAAAATAATAATTGTTATTTAAAATTTTTGAATTTGTAAATAAATTGCCCCATTGATTAGTTAATGAATCACTTATATCAGATGAATGTGTAAGTGCTGTAGAAATTGCTAAAGTTGAATCTTTTAAATAAAGTATATTATTATAAATGTATGTTGAATCATTATATCCAAATTGTCTAATACCACAAGTAAAATATGCAGTATCATCCATATTAGATTGTCCAATATCTTTGGATCTTTTTATATAAAGTAAATTATTATAAATAAAATTTCTTTTTGGAAATCTACCATCATATCTTGTATATACAGATCTATAGGGATAATTATATAAAGATATTCCAGTTGTTGCACCGGAATCCATCATTATAATATTATAAGCAGCAACATTATAAGATGATTGAACAAATTCATCTTCTGGTGTGTGCCAATCTGGACAAGAATTATTTGTAGCATTACTTAAAATTATACCTGTTTCACAATTTGCAATGTAATTATATTCAGCTGAATTTGAATCAGATTGACAATTAAAATATATTCCTGCCCCATCACTTCCGGTTTTATTTCTTACATTTTTAATTTCATTTCTTCTTATTTCACAATTTGATGAACCAGCAATATAAACTCCACCAAATGACTGAAGATTATTCATGCCAATTTTATTTATGTAATTATATTGAATTGAAGCATTGTTTACTCTATTAAAAAATATTCCTGCTGAAGAATAATTATCTGTTGAATTTTTTCCAATTATATTTGTAATGCTATTATTTGTAATATTAACATTGCAGCTATAAATTCCAATTCCATAAATTCCAGTAAATCCAATACTATCAAAATCATTTGAGGTTATATTAAATGTTGCTTCCTGTTTTAATGGTGATACAACTATTAATCCTATTCCTGCAGTTTTAAACCTTGAAAATCTACAAGAATCAACACTAAACAATCCTCCTGAACCGGGATAAATATTAATGCCATTTTTATCAACATAAAAATTTCTTGTATAATTATCAATTACAATTCCATATCCAATTGAATTATTACCGCCTGAATAAGATACTGCATCATAAATACCTAAGAAATTTAAATTTTTAAATGTAATTTTTGTTTTAGCTAAATAAGTAATTTTAACAACATAAGATAATGTATCTGCACATTTTAATGTTGCTTTTCCGGTTCCATAACTATTAAAACTTATTGGTAATACTGAACTAACATCAATATTATTAAATTGAGAATTTTTTTGTGAATTTAAATTTAAAGAACCTAAAATAGTATCACCACCATTAAATACAACAGAATCACCACTAAACAATCTTTGTCTATTTACTCTATCTAATGTCTGCCAAGATGTACCAGCTGTTAGTCCACTATTTGCATCATTTCCTAATTTACTAACAAAATATTTCTTTACAGTTCTATTTGGCTGCGGAGGAGTAAAAATTGGCTGTGCAACTCCATTGACAAATAAAGCTAAAAATAATATTATTGTTAAACTAAAGTACTGTATATGGGTATTTTTTTCTACTGGTTCCAAAAATTTTGCCATTAAATTTAATGAAAGAATAAAAAAATGTTTGTGTATCATCAGCTGTCGGCTCATCCGTTGGCCATATTACATCTATAAATTCATATTCACCATACCCAGGTACATAATTATCAGATACTACAGTTATCCACTTTCCTTCTGGCATATTATTTAACATAACTTGAGAGTTACTAACACCATCACCGTAAAATGGAATATAAAAATTTATATTAAATGAACAATCAACCTGAATAGGTTCACCAACTGCATCTATAATTGTATAACCTATTTGTCCAGGATAAAATACTTTATTCTTTCCGTCTGCTTGACCAACATGGAGTGTTTGAGTGTCTGTTGCCCAATATGTTTCCCCATCTATTAATATAGGAATATGTGCAATTAAACCTTTACGAACAAATGTTTGTTCAAGGTTTTCTGAGTCATTTTGTAATATTATCATAAATTATTTTATTTTTATTGTTTTTTCTTTGCCTCTATTATCTTCAACAATAATTTCTTTTTCACCTCGCTTAAGTAATTTGTATTCTTTTAATCCTCTTGGGGTTTTAACCTTAATCATCTTTGATACATTTTTTACATTTATGTTTTCAAATACAACATCAAGTTTGGATTGATTGTTACTTTCTTTGATATTGAAATTAATTGGACTCTCAATATCAATATCTGATGACCACGGTTTATATATTTTATTTTCTACAATCACCTCAATTTCAGCAAGCATTTTTTTGCTTTGAATTACTTTTGATAATATAGGTAATGAAAAATTACATTTCCCTTTACTTAATTTACCTTCAAAGACTAAAGAATAATTGTTTTCATGTAAAACCAGTCTTGGTTTCAATTCATCTGAATCTGCTCCAGAAAATTGTAAATCAAACTCTATATTTTGTTTTTCAGTTATGTCTAATTTCATATTTTTCCCTGATTTAATGTAAAAGTAAACTTTTTTTCATTTTCATATGTTTTCAAATTAAATTTTAATTTTATATTTTCTTTCGTTATCAATGGATTGTTCATTAATAAAAATAATATATCATTATTTTCTTTGTTATCATATACAACATGTTGCCATTTATTTGTTCCTTTAAGTTTAATTTTAAAAGATAAAAATTTTGCTTTTTGGTTTTGATTTTTATTTTTTATTCTAACTTCAGAATTACCACCGCCACCATAATGAGTTTTTGTTACTACATCCTGTTGAATAATTGGCTCAGTAATATCTTGTTGTATAAGTAAACCAAATGCCGCTATTGATAATGTCTTTTTAAGTGTTGAACAAAGCTTCCTTCTTGTAGCAACTGATAAAGTATTAATCATTATTGTCTAGTTAAAATTGATAATGTTTCACCATTACCTGAAATATCTACCTCTACATCTCCTGAAATAATGCTATTTGGAGTAATTGTTGCTGGATTGCCAGGATCACCTGTATGTAATGCTACATATCTTGTTGCCCCACTTCTCCATGATGGATCTACTGATCTTAATAAAGCATCTAAAGTATCATTTGCTGTTGTTGTTGATTTTGGCATATTTAAAAATTTATTTAAAAAAATAAAAACTTTTATATAAATATTATAATTTAATATTTAAATTATTTTAAAAGTTGCTCAATTTGCTCAATTTGTTTTGGCCAAAACATTTTGTCTATATAATCTTCATAAATTCTACTTTGATAAAAAGATTTTAAAAATGTATTTAGAGTAAAAGATGTATATTCATTTCCACTTATTGTAAATTTATGTTTTTTAAAATATTCATTAACTTTATTTAAATTAAAATCATCATTTGGTTTAAAAATTTTATCTAAATGTTTATAATATTCATCAGAATAATCCTCTTCTCCATATTCCCATTTTTGAGTTTTTCTATTATAAGATTGTGTTTTTGATTTAGCATTTGATTCAAAATATTTTTTTAAAAATACTTTTGGTTGCATTTTCTTCCATATTCCACTTGTTCTTTTGTTAATCATTAAATTTTTATGTACCCAAACATACTTAATCATATTTGGATTTAAATGTCCAATAAACAAAGCTTGATGTTCCATATTATCAAATAATGTTTGTGCCAATTCAGGCCTATCACTTTTTGAAATTGTTGGATATATATTTGCACTATCTCTTTCTCTATTTTTTAATCTTTGTTCTTCTCTTTCATTATCATCTTTAAAACTTTTTGTATATTCACCTTGAACAAAGTAACTTCTTCCACCTACCCAAACAGGTGATTCAAGATTTTTTACTTTTGTTGAAAATTGAATGATGACACCGCTACCTGCAAAATGTGAGCGAATTATTGTTTGAATATCTGCACTTACAAATAAACCTTTAGGATTATTACCATATTCATAACTATATCTTCTATCAGCATTTTCTTTACCAGATAATCCAAATTTTATTGCTAACAATGCTTGATTTAATTGAGCAAACCCGTGAAATACTGAAATTGTTTCATTATCTTTTAAAATTTTATTATTAGCAATATCTTTTTGATAATCTAAATATCGTAATTCATTTAAAATATTTATTAATTTCATTTTTTAATTAATTTAACATTTTCATCATTCCACCATTTTGGTAATTCATATTCATCACAATCTTCAAAATCATTTGTGACTTTAAATGTTGAACTTTTCTTTTCTTCTGTTAATAAATTAACAAATATTTTTCCTTCTGAATATACTTCTTTTGTTAATTCTTCTCTTACACCTAATGTTGCTAACCATTTATTAATAATTTCAGGATGAATATAACTTGATTTTGCCATTGCTGGTGTATTATTTAATCTCTGGCTAACTTGTTCAAATACATTTAATAATTTTTTCTTAATTGCTTTTTTTATTTGTCTATCATTTTCAGGCAAAGGTGGCGGTGGAGTTTTATCTTTTAAGAGAATATTTTTTGCCATAGTTGTTGCAGTATATGTTCTTAAATCTTTGATTTTAAATTTATTTCCAGCAAATTTATCAAATAAACTATTTACTTCATTATACCCAGTATCAAATATAAAATTTTTATCTTTATTTTCATTTAATCTTTTTTGTAAATAATTTGCTAATTTTTCATCTTTTATCGATGCATTGTTTTCTTTATAACTTTTACCTACAAAATTTAATTTAATTATATTGTCTTCAATTTTTATATTTTCAGGACCAAGTGTCATTACACCACGATTTTTAGTTCTATTATAATTGGTATGATCACCTATTCTTAATCCAGTTTGTGCAATTATAGAAATGATTGCAGCACTATCACTTATTTCGGGATCATCTGAATTTAATTCATCATTTGATTCTTTTATTATAGATTCAACTTTATGGCTATTTAATTTTTTTATTCTAGCCCATTTAATTTTTGCATTTCTTTTCATAAATTTTTGAGTGTAACTATTTACAGCACGACCAGTTTTTGGATCACGCCAAGTTAACACAGCATGACTATGAATGTCACCTTCTGTATTAACTTTTACATCTTCCTCTTTCACATCTTCAGGTGGAAATGCATTTAATTTTAAATTGCCATATTTTTTAATAAAAATACTTGGTTCTTTTTTTGGTTTTTTTTCTTTTTTACTTTTATCAATAATATTTTTGGCTGTTTTATATACTGTATCATCTTTATCATGATGTAATGCAGTACTTAATTTTATCTGTCTATGTGTTTCTGGGTTCTCTATTTTTTTATCTAATATATCCATATTTTTATTTAAGGGGTAATTGCATAAATATCCATATTATTTTCTAAAGTACTTAAATCAGTTGTGTCAATTATTCCATCATTATTTAAATCACCAACAAACATTGCAAATCTTGAAGATGAAGTACTTACATTAATTGAATTATCTCCTAATGTTTTTGTTTGAGCTATCGTAAAATCATAATTATAATTTGATGTAACTGATTGATTGAATATTATTGATGTACTACTCCAAATTTCAATATGGTTTGGAAGTGTCACTTGAATATAAAGTGGACGATCTGCAGAAGCCGAACCAGCATATGAATAACTCATTTGAGTTTTAAATGTATATCTATTTAAAACTGCTGTACTTTGACCTGACAATTGTTTTGTTCCAGATGTAAGTGACCACAAATTAACAGTTGGATAAACTTCTGTTATAAGTGAGTCATTATTTTTATCATATAAACCTTGTGGAATAACTTTAATACTTAAATTAATTGTTGGCATTTTTTCCTTTTTTAATGTCGTTTAAATACTTTATAAATTTTATTTGCAGGAATATTTTTTGTATATGCAAATTGTGATGTATTACGAATTCCCTGAATATAATTATCTTTTGCTTTCTTACCTGTTCTTAAATATTGTAGTAATGATAAATTTTTATGTGTCAAATAATCATCATCAGTTATTGCAAATTTAGTATCTAAATCTTTGATCATTATAACTATTGGCTTTGAAATTATTCCTTGATTTTTATTTGCTTCTACTGTTTTGTTTGCGTAATAAACTGCACGTTGATAATCAATTGTAAGATAAATGTTATATTTAGATATTTCAACATATCCTTTATCCCAGTTTGGTTTTGTTTTTGAATTTTTTCTATTAATAATACCATTTTTTAAAATATCTGGTAGATATTCTGTGGAAGTTCCATGAAAACAAAATGGAATTTTATTACTAAAATTTGTATCAATATTTATTATGTCTTTGACTTTATTTGAATTTAAAGAACGTATTGTATTTTTTTTACTTTCAATTGTTACAATCCATGTTAAATCAATAATTTTTGCACGTATTAAATCTTTTAAAGCTTGCTGAATATGCTTGATTGAACGAATTTCAGACCAATCATCCATTGTATAATAAAATAATTCTTTTGATTCTTTGTTAACTCCAAAAATTATAGAATCAAATAACATTGTCATGTCATCTGTGCTAAATGCAATTCTACCATTTTTCCAATAAATTTTTGATAAATCATTTGGAATTTTTTCGGCATATATCAATTCATTTAATATTTTTTTTAATGTCATTTTATTTAAATATAGTATTTAAACGATTTTTAAACTTTTTTCTGTCTACAAAACCAGTATCATCATCAATATAATAATCATCATTCATCATTCTTTCAACTCTCTTTTTTAAAATATTTGTGTCAACTTTTGGATATTTTTTTGAAGCATAATTTAAAATTTCATTACCATTATCATCTAAATCTTCATTATATAATCTATCTTCTTTATCAACTTTAAATAAATCCTCATCATTTTTTTGTTCACTTTTTTCTTTTTTATCATCTTTATTTTTATTAAAAACAAGTTTATCATCCGAAGTTGTGGCAACTATCTTACCACTTTTGTCTTTCCAATGTCCAAAACCAGCACTTTCCAATCCCTTTTTATGAGCTTCATCAGAAGCTTTTGATTCTTTTATCACTTTTTTAATTAAAAGTTTTAATTGATTTAATTTCATTTTTTTATTTTTTTATTTTAATAAAATCTAATTTTTTATAATAAATCTATATCAATTAATCTTGCAGAAGTAATTAAACAAAATTTCTTAAAATCTTTTTTTATATCTTTTGATTCATATTCAAACTTAAAATAGTATATTTTAAAATTTTTCTTTAATTTGATATTTTTATTTAAATCATCTAAATTTTTATATAATTTCAAATTTTCATAGTCATAACCAATAACAAGTTGATTTATAATCGGATTTGCTATATCATTTGGTAAACATATTTCTTTATTAATAATTCCATGCCAATTATCTGAATATTTTCTTTCAAAACCACGATAATAAATTGCATATCCATCAAATACAGACTTCAATGAATAATTGATTAAGTTTTTTATATAAATATTATCTTTTTTAATTTCAGAATCATCTTGAACATATAAAATATTTTTAAATTTTTTGTATATAGAATTAACTATACTTGGTAGACTTCTTTGGCCAACACCATTTCTAACACCCTTGATAGTAAACCAATTTGTATTTTTTAATGATTCAATTTCACTTTTTATTAAAATTATTCTTTTTAAATATTTTGATAAATTTTTTAATTCACCTTGTATTAAAACTTCTTTTTCCCCGCTAAATCTTATACCTGTATGTGATACAAATGTAAAATTTTTTAAATCATAATCTTTTGCAAGCAAAACGCCATCTAATTCAAGTTTAATAAATGAACCAGATCTTGCGCCAATATAATAGTTCAAATCTTTAGATTTTGTCAATGAAACCTGACCGGCATAATGATTACCCCTTAAGCAATTACATTTCAATGCATATACTAAACTATCATAATCTAATATGTGATATAATGATTTATAAATTTTCATTTATTGAGACAATTCTCCCTTTGTATTTTCCTGGTTTTACAATAATTTCTCTTTGATTTCCTGTGTATAAAGAATCTAATGTTTCTGAGGGCAATAATCTTGTATCAATTATAATATCTTTTGGAAAGATTGTCGCTGTGATAATCATCCCGATACATCTATCACTCATTGTTACTGCAAAGTCATTTGCAACCACAAGATTGGTAGTCCAGCTTGACGAGTGTAAAAGATTTAAATTAATAATTTTATTTTTTTTAAAATTTTTAAAATTTTTATGATATATATCTATTGATAATCCTCTAAATAAAATTAATTTACGATTTAATTTAAATTTTTGAAAAGAATTATAATATTCCTTTTCCATTTCCCCATATCCCATCATATATGATTTCAGAACTTGAAAAAGTTCACTAGAAATTTTATCATTTATAATTTTATTGTATTTTTTTTTGTTGTATCTATCAAATTGTTTTTCACTAATAACTAATGATAAATGTGCAATATCTGAAAAATATAATATAATTTCAGGTTCTCCATTTTCATTACGACTTATTAAATCTTGTTTTACTTTTTCAGATTTAAGTATAATTTCATATAAATAATTATCATAATTATCATGTGCATCAAATTTAAATACATCATCATAAGGCATCATAAAAATTTTATTGTATTTAAAACTTGTAGAAAATAATTCAAAATATTTTTTATTACCGACAAATCCATCAGATGCTATATTTTTAAGCTTACTAATATTTAGTGGAATTTTTGACTTTATGTATATATGATTTCTTTTTAATACAGTATTTCGTAATTTTTTTATGTTCATTTATAATAAGTTTTTTTCCCATTAAAAGGATTGATATCAAATTCTCTATTAATTTTATAAGAACCTACATGAGATATTGCAGACTTAGGAATTTTTGAATAAGTATAATATCCATTTGAATCTTCATCTTCATAAAATTTAATATTTTTTGGTAAACTATTTAAATTAACTTTTAATAATAAAGCATAATCTTCTTTATTATATTTCGCCAAATCATCTGCTAAATATTGCCAACTAAAATCAGTGTCAATAAAATAAATTTTTGGTTTTTTATCATGAATTGTTCTAGTAGTTTTCTGAGGAATTAAACCATCCCATAAAATTCCATTATTCCAATTATTTACAAAAGTAATGTGATATAATTTCTTTGGATAAGCTCTAATATCTAAATTTTCAAGAATTTTGATTAATTTCATTTTATAAAACTTTTTATAAATGTGCTAATGTCAATGCAATAGGATTAATTTTTGTATTTGTGTATATTCCATCGACTGTATCATTGTCTAAATAAAATTTATTATTAATTTTTGATGTATCAATTTTTATTAATCGTAAATGATTGAAGTTTGTTTTAGAATGATATAAAAGACTTTGTTCAAATGTCCACTTTTTATTTTTTGTTGTTAAACAAAAAATTCTTTTCGGATGATTTTCAATTTTATTATTTGCTTTTGGAATTAAGCCATGAGTAAGAATTGATTTTAAATTTTCTTCTGTTGTAAAATGATAAATAAATTTTGGTAATTTTTTTATTGCAACATCATTATTTTTTTCAAATCTAAATAAATCATCATGAAAACCAGTATCAGTAAGCCACTCATTATTATCTTCTATAAAATATTTGTTTTTATTAAGAAGTGCATAAAACCACTTTTTAAATAATTCAATTTTATTTAATTCATTAGGTTTGGCATCAATTTCTCTCCTGATAATAATCTCCAATGAAAATGTTTTATTTGATTTTGATATTAATTTAGCACTATTAATATTAATTCCAGAATCATTAGCTTTTTTTAAAATAATGTCTAAAAATAAATTATGCTTATTAATATTCTCAATTATAATGTTTAATTTCATTTTTATAAATTTTTTATTTGTCTTTTAAAAAATGGAATGGCAATTTCAATTTCTTTATTTCCAAGAATATCATATGCTAATATCCCATCATATCCTTCTTTTTTTAATTGATCTTTTACTTTAGGAACATATATCCAATCAATTAAATTTTCTCCATCATAAGGTGAATGATCTCTAACAGGTTGAGTATATTTTTGTGGTATATCCCATCCTACTTTTTTATAGTCAATGACTATATCAAATCCTGCCCTTTTAATTATTTCTATAAATTTAAAGGCATCTTTCTTCGAGTATAATTTAAAAGGTTTTTTAATATCTAAATCAGTTTCAAGAATATTTGATTCTCCTTTTCCCCGAGCATCAGAATACCAATCAGCTGTTTCTTTATCTTTGGCAAAAAACATGGGTTTATCTTCATCAAATATAATTTTTCCTCTTCGACCATGATAATATGTTTCTAATATTTGTATTAATGATAATGATTTCATTTTTTTGTATTCATTTTGAATTACTAAAGATTCCAAAATAGCTTTTTTAAATTCATTAAAACTTTTTTCATTTGGAATAGGGATTCCGTTTACTTCTACGCTTCCCCCGAAACGACCATATCCACCCTTGAAAGATCTATCGGCTTTGCTATCTCCAAAACCATTTTCACCAACATAAATTTCTCCTGAATACTTTTTTGTTAAATCAAGTGATACTGTTCCATGTTCACCAAATTGTGATGCTCCTATAATTTTCATATTTATTCTTTTAAGCCATGATTCAATGGTTCTAATTGCACTTTTTTGATTTTCTGAAGAACCATAAAATGCAAATGATTCTTTAATTAAATTTTTTAAGTTTTTCATTTTTTAAATTTATATTCATCTATGAAATTTTTTACTATTTGTAATGCTTCTTCTCTTGTCATATCTGGATTGTTAAAGAATTCATCTTCAACTGCTTTCAAAATTTCTTTCATAATTGGCCCAGGTCTTACTCCAAAAATAATAATTAAATCATTTCCAGACACTGGTAATTTAATATGCTGATTTTTTGGTATATCACTTAATGATGATAATCTTTTTCTTATACCCGGAATCTGATTTGGCATACTATGTTCATCTGAATGAGAAATATTATCAGCATGCATGACATCAAGAATATTTTCAAGATGTTCTCCCAATTCAAATTTTAATTTTCTTAAAGCTTTATCAGAAATTATCTCACCTTCATTTCCTGAGCCTTTTAATCTCATATGATTTTTAATTCCTAATTTGACTGCATTAATTATATCAATAGGATATTTTAATCTTTTCATAATTTTTTCTGCAATATCAGCACCAATGTCTTCATGTAAATAAAAATGAACTTCTCCATCAATAACACTTTTTGTGTCTGCTTTTCCAATATCATGAAATGCAGCAATTAATCTTGCTATTAAATGACTTGGAACATTTTTTACAACACTTAAAATATGTCTATCAACAGTTTGATTATGATATTTATTTTGAGTTAATCCTACTAACGAATCCCATTCTGGTAATATCCATTTACTTAATCCCGTCCACTGAATCAATCTAATTCCTTTATCTGGATTGGGTGAAATTAAAATTTTATCAAATTCATCTCTAACTCTTTCTTTACTAATATGCTGAATCATTTGTGCATTTTTCTTTAAAGCCAATAACATAAATCTTGGTAATTTCCAGCCGTATTTACAAGAAAATCTTATTAACCTAAGCATCCTAAGTGGGTCGTCTTTGAATGTCTCATCGGGATTATTTAATGGAGTTCTTGCTATACCGAATTTTAAATCAGTTATTCCTTTTCCTGTTAAATCTAATATTTCATCATTTGTCAAATTTTTAAAAAGAGAATTTACAGTTAAATCTCTTCGTAAAGCATCTTGTTTTAAATCACTCTTATAAACTTCTGGTTTTCTTGAACCAATCGTATATTTTTCTCCTCTTGGCATAACAAATTCTACTTCAAAATCTGATAAATCATAACCATTATATTTTATACCTTTAAGTGATAATTTAGCTGTTCCAAAATTTTTGAAGACTACTGGATTTGAATTTGCCTTATATATTTTAAGTTTTTTTGCTAACCATTCTGCAAATTCAATTCCGCCATTATCTGCATTTACAACAATATCTAAATCTTTTGATGTATTTTTTAAAAGTTCATCTCTAACATATCCGCCTGCTGCAAAAATTCTATTATCCCACTTAGTATTTTTAATAATATTTTTTATTAAATTATAAGCATTTTTTGCATTATTTTCATTAATTATATCAAGAAGTTTTTTCAATTTTTTCATTGTTTTAAAGCTTTTTCACCCTTTTGTTTATATTCAGTAATTAATGCTTTTATAAAAGACTGATAAATAAAATTTACTTTTTCAAGTTTATTTGAAAGTTGCTTTTGAATTTCATATAATTCATTTTGAATTTTTTCTTTTTTAACTTTATCATCAATATCCCAAGTCATTTCATGCATTGAATCTATTAAATTTGTATCTACAAAATCAAAATCCATATCTGGTCTTCTATTAACTATTAAACTTCTAAATTGTGCTCCATTCATATTTTTATTTTTTAAATTTATTATTTAAATGCTTGTTCAATTCTTAATTTATATTCTGAAAAAAGTGTTTTAATATAAGATTCATATATAAAATCTATTTTTTGAAGTTTTTTATCAAGTTCGATTTCAATATTATAAATTTCTTCATCAATTTTATGTCTTCTATCATTATCTAAAATGTTATATTTTCTTGTTCTTATTACATTTCTAATATTTTTATCAATAAAATCAAGTTTTATATCAGACCTCCCATTGATAATTAATCCGTCAAATGTTTGTTTACTCATATTTTTTTAAGATTTTATTTCCTTCAACATCATGCTTTATAACAATTGTTTTAATATAATTTGCAAAAATTTCTGCAACTTTACTATATTCTTTATGTAAACTGCTTTTCAAACTGTCATATTCAGAAAGAGCCTTTTCTTTATTATTAGTTTTTATTTCTTTCCAGATTTTTTTTTGAAAATCATCACTGTCATATGAACCAACAAAATAGCTATCTCTGCTATCATCATCTAAATAAAATTTTATTATTCCATTAAAAATATATAATTCATTTTTCATTCTTCATACCCTTTATCAATATATTCATAACTTGTAATGATTGTTTACTCATATTTTTTTAAAATTTTATCAGCTTCTACTTCATATTTTGAAACAAGTGTTTTTGTATAACTTGAAAAAATTTCAGAAACTTTATTAAATTCTTTTTGTAATTCTTTTTGTAATTCTGCAAGTTCTACTATACATTTTTTTCTATTATTACTGTTATCAATAATCAAAGTTCTTAAATCAAAATTATTAATACTATATTCATTAGGTTCATCAGAGTAAATTTTTATTGCTCTGCTGGAAAAATATAATTCATTTTTCATTCTTCATACCCTTTATCAATATATTCATAGTTTGTAAGAACTGCATATTTTGGATTAATTAAAATTTCATTTTCATAAAATAAACTACCAAAAATTTTAAAATCTAATACAACAGCTTTTGGATTTGTAACATTATATGTTAAAAGATATCCGGATGTTCTGCCAACAGATTCTAAATGCCCTTTTGATTTTGCAAAGTTTTTAGCGGAATAATCAGAATTAGATGTAGCAATAAATTGTTGAGATTTTTCTTTCTTTTTTATTTGTTCTATTGAATATTCTTTTACACCATTTTCATCAACATTCACAGGAATTCCTCTATATAATTCTGTATGTTGTTTCTTTAGTTTTTCATGATATTTAATTAATTGAGGAAATTTATTCATTTCTTTTAATATTTCAGGAATTAATTTTTTATTATTTGAATGTTGATAATCATTAACTAATTTATCTAAATTTTTGTATTGTGGATCATCTTCAAAATTAAACTTAATTTGTCTTTCTATCTCAGAATCTTCAATTTCTTTATCTAATGAATTTATAAAATAAATGTAATATGTATAATCACTTGATTTTTTAAGTTGTGATAAATTTGTTTTCCCGGATTTTATTTTTAAATTGATTAAATTTTCCCAATCTTTTTTATCAAATCCGTCAATATATTGAGAAATTTTACCACCGCTAAAGAATGCATTTGCCATCGAGCTCATTTGAAAAATATCTTTAATTGATTTAGAATATTCACCAAAGTCAGTATATCTCATTCCAATTTTTGCTTTACTAAATACTTGATTTATTTTTTGAGCTATTACATATGCTGAATTTAATTGACTTAAATTATTGTTTTTTAAATTATCAAAAAATGAATCCAGTTGTCTCTGATAATTCATAATTATTTCTGCGTTTTTATCTAAATTAGATGAAGCTGTTTTAGAATTTGCAACTTTTCTTTTAATATCACTAATTATATTTTTTACCTTGTTTAGAAATGGATAAGCTTGAACATTTTTTTGAATAAAAATTAAAAATTGATTATAATCATTTAAATCAGAAGATTTAGTTAATTCATAAATTCTTTTCATTATATCAATGAAATTATTTAAATATGCAATTTCTGTTGAACTTATTATTCTTTTTTCATTAAACTGTTCATTGATAATTTCTAATATATATTTTTTAAGTTGTTTTGTCATTTCTCTGTTTTTTAAGTAATTTATTATATGATAATAAAATTTTAATATATTTTTTCATGTAAATTTTTTCTTTCTTATTATCTCTTAATAATCTCCCGGTCTTATAAAAAGTATTTAAGATAGTTTTTAAAATCTTTTCAATTTTCTGTGGATATATGGCATTATATATTAAATATATACTCCAATGTGGTAAAATAATAGAATTCTGAAAACCTTGAAATGCTGAAAATAAATTTTCATATGTTATCTTATAATGAGCATAATATTTTATCAATCCTCTATAAGATGTTAATAATTGAGTTTTGTATTCAGTTTTTGATTGAAAATATTTTTCAACATTAAAATCCATAAAATCTTTAGCGTCAACACTAACTTTTTCAATATTACTAATTTTTTGTGCTTTTCTTAATTTATAGTCAATAAAATGTGTAAGTTCATGTTCAAGAGTTTCACTTAATGATTTTAAATAAGTAAATGCATCTCTTTCAAAAAAACTTATTGAATATTGATGTGTCTTTTTTAAATTAAATTCTCTATAAGTAAGATTTCTCATAATATGTTTATTTTTATCTACAGTTATTCTTATTACTTGATCAATTTTAATACCAATATTATCATTTACATAATACCCTTTTGGTGAAAGTTTTGTAAAAGTTATAACAAGTAACTTTAAAGGGCTAATATTTTCTAATCTTTTTTGATAATTTAATGGAAATATCATATGAGAAAATTCAAATTCTTTTGCATTATTATTTTCTAAAGTTAATAAACCTAATTTTTTAAATTCTTGATTTATCTGTTTAATTCCATAATTTGATTTTCTTTTATATTCTATATTAATAGCTTTTTGATATTCAATAGAATATTTATAAGAAATTGTCAAAAATCTGGCTTTAATAAATGCAAAAGTTCCACCAAGCATTTGTCTTGGAATATTAATTAAATTTGATTCATTTATAATTTTAGTTAATTTCATAATTTACATTCAATAATTATTTTTGTAATAAAATTTTTTAATTTCTTTTCTTCAAATTTATAATACTGATTTTTATGATAATAATTCATTTGAGCAGTATTATCATAATTCATTGTTTTAGCAAGTTTATTATATTTATCAGAACCAAACCCCTCAATATCTCTTTTTGTTTTAAATATTGGTGAAACAGTATGCTGTTTTTCTATATCAGTATTTTTTCTTACATGACCAAGATAATCACCAAGCTTAATTAATTTATCTTCTTCATATTCAAATAACCAATCATCAGTTATTTCTATATTAACTTTTCTTTTTATATCTAAAATTAATTTTTTTAATTCAGTTTTTGTTGGATTTATCCAAAAACTAATTACTTTTGCTTTTGGCCAAAATCTACCACAAAATTTGAATATTATTCTTTTAGGTACTTCAGTACTGCTTTTAAAAACTTCATAACCTTTTTTCTCAGATAATTCTATTTTTTTATCAAATTTATTTGATAAATTATTAAAAATTAAAATAAATGTTTTAATTTTGTCAATTAAAAAATAATCATTTTTATTTATAATATACTCATTTACATTAAATGATTGATTTGCTTTCATTAAATCTAATTTATTGCTTTTTAAATTTGATGTAAGATATTTATAAAATATTCGATAATGAACTAAATCTTTTTCTATTAATAATTTATTTTGGAAATATCCAAATGAATAATTAGACTGAGAAAAAGCACCAACTAAAAATGCACCAGTATTATAAATTTTATCAGGACTTTCTTTGATTATTTTTGATTCTCTTTTCAAATTTGTATTATCCGAATTAGTAAAAAATTTTCCTTTATTATCCGTAAACCCACCTTGAATAGAATGATCAATAAAACCTTTATTAAAATATTCTCGAGAAATTGAATTATCTTTTAAAATTTTTAATAAATTTTGATCAGCATGTGTACCTTTATAAGTAATCAAAGTATCAGTGTTTTTATCAAAATAAGCCACTTGATATTTACCAACATTAGGTAGGTTTCCAATAATTTTCAAATTTTATTCTATCGTTTGATTTGTTAAATTATCAACAACAAAAAACTCAGCATTTAAATATTTTGTATTTAGTAAATTCCTATATTTAATAGCTTTTTCAAGATTAAAAAATCCTCTTTTAAGAGTAATTTCAAATAATTTAATTTCTTCAGCAGTTCTACCAGCATAACTCATTACAGAATATTTTGGCCTTTTAAGTTTTGTTTTTTGTTGATTTGATTTTATCGGTTCATTTCCAATTTTATCTTCTATAAATACTTCAAGATTATCTTTTGAAAATCCTCCGCTTACTCCTGATCTAATTGGTTCATTGATACTTTTTATTCTACCAAATAAATCACCGCCATAACCATATTTATTGTTCAATGATTCTTTTTTAAAAGCTTTCTCCCAATAAATAAATTCAGATTTTACCCATTCACCTTTTCTAACTAAAATTTCATTTGGTTTTAGTCTATTTCCCAAATGATGCCAAATTTGGCCATTATATTTAAAAGTTTTTGCACCTCGTGCTTTTAATTGTTGATATGAATATTTTTGATAATTTCCACCTAATAAAAATAATTCTATTGCCTTCACAGGAAATGCATATACACCTCTTTTTGCCGGAGGAGTATGAAAAGTTTTAGAATTAGCGGAATATCCATGTTGTTTTTTAATGCTTAATCCACCGAAACGTATAAAAATATTAGAATCATATTTCATTTCATTTCATTTATAATTTGAATTAATTTTTTCATTATTTTTTTATTGCTTTTAAAAAAATATCTTTTAGTTCTTTGTCTAATGGTTTATTTAACACATAATATAAAAATGTCTCAGCAAAACTCTCTTCAACATTTTTTCTTCCATAATTTGTTGGCCCCAAAATATTCATATGTTGTCTGTTTTTGGTTGTAATAATTATATCATTTTCATTTCCAACAATATAATCTTTTGCGCTGTTTATCAATTCATCTTTTTCAATATCATACCATTTGCTAACTTTTGCAATGGCTGCAAAAATATCATTTAAGCCTTTATATTTTAACCAAAAAAGTAATTTTGTTTTTTCATCTTTAGTATAATGTTTATATTGCCATAAAACATTTTTTTTGAAATTTTGATCATTAATGCCATATTTATACAAAGAATACATTAAATTACCTAATTTTTTAAAAATATTACGTCTATCATTTGCAGTAATTATAACTTTATTTACTTCAACACCTTTTTTATAATCATATCTTTCACTACTTGTCATAAATTTATACCAATATCTATGTCCAATTTCATGAATTATTGTCTCAGTAGCAAATTCATTACCTTTAGAATAATCTAAAATGTTATATCGTAGAGCTATGCTGTCAAGTTCATGAGCATATGTTGCACCAGCATGACCAACATTTTGTACTAAAATTTTGCCGTATATTAAAAAATCAAAATCTTTTTTTAATATATTAACAGCTTTTTGTAAAAAATATACAATTTTATCTTTTGATTCTTGGTTAATATTATTATAAAAAACTAAATTAAAATTATCAACTTTATTATCATCTTTTATATGCAATTTAGCATACTTTATTAGTTCATATAAAAGTTCATGTTCAGCTCCATGTCTATCTGTCAATATCGATAATTTTATGTCATCTCTTAATTTTAAAAATAAATTAAAGCATTTTTTTCTTAAAGTATTAGGAAGAATGTCTATAAAATTATTGTAAGTTTTGAATATATTTCTTTTTCCGCCATCTCTTTTAATTTTGCTGCTGATTATTCTATAATCAAAATATGTAAGTACATTTCTACAAAAATTTATGTTTAGTCTGGCTTCAGTAAGTTCTTTTAATGTTTTTAAATGTTCATTAAAATTAATCATAAAATATATTCTTTAATTCTTTTTAAAATAAATTTTTTTGCATCTTCTTCTGAAGCATCACTCATGATAACAAAAAATTTCGTTATTGTTTTATCATTGTAAAACACATCAAAATGACATTCACCATTTTTAATTTCAGAAAATATTTTAATATTTGAATCAAGATTTTCAAATTTATTAGTAATATCAGTCATAATTTGCTTTTATTTTATTATTTTGCTTAATTGGTTTCGTAAGCTCAATTGGTTTAATTGGCTTTATTGGTTTAATTGGTTTTTCTGGTTTGATATCACTGATACCATCACCCGGATCAATTTTTTTAATCTTTTTTATAGGTGTGATTTTTTTAACTTGTTCAGCTATAATTTTCATCAATACTCTTTTTGTAATTTTCATTTTTTCATTTTAAATTTATAATAAAATCTAATTTAATCTTCCCATCAATATTTTCATTTTTTCATTTCCTTGAATATCTAAAATAAACCAAGCATCATAATCTTCATATTTTCCATCAGGTCTTTTACCTACCCATTTTACTGGTTTCCCTAAAACTTTTTCAACATCTTTCTGATTATCTATAAATGGTGTGTGATATTTTGTTATTAAAATATGTGCTAAAGCATCACTTACTGCAGAAAATATTTTTCCATTTTTTATATCTTGTGCTTGTTTATCCAAAATATCTTTTTTACTTTTTTGTTGTCCATCATGACCAATTCCTGATGTCTTTATATAATTTCCCTTTTTACCAAAAACAAAAGCATCAATATCAGGGTCTTTATCCCAATCCAATCCCATTTCATAATTATATTTTGAAACTAATCTATTAGGGTCTTTTTCTAATTTAATATGACCACCAATATTATTATAAGCATTTTTTACTAAATCAGTTAAAGAATGTCTAAGATCAGTATCTTTTTCAATATCATCTCTTAAGTTAACCCATTTGTTTTTGGGAAAATTTCTTTCAATTTGTTCTAAAATTTTTATAAGTTTCATAATTATACTTCTTTTTCCAATGATTCTATTAACTTTTCTAATAAATATTGTCTATAATATTCAGGAACTTTCATTTTTTTATAATCTATTTTAAATGAACCAATACTTTTAAGTGCAGTATTTTTTATTTCTTTGACTTTTTTTTGAATAAGATTTTCAAATTCAGAATCACCAAGATTTTCTTTAATTAATTTAATTAATTCTTTTTTTGTAATTTTCATTTATAATTAATCTTTTAATAAATTAATAAAAATTTTATTTTCTTTTACACTTGCTTTCTTTTGTTTTATTCCAATTTTAGTAGCAAATTTATTTGTGTATTTTACTAAATCAGTAACATTCATATCAACTTGCATTACATTCATTTTTATATCAGGTCCACCACCATTTGATAGATCCAATCCTACTAAAGCTGCCCATCTATGATGACCATCAAGAATATATCCATCTTTTGAAATAAATATTGGTGCTCTTATACCTGCAGTTTCCTCTGGGGTTTTATTTTTTAATGCATCCAACATACCTACAATTTTAGAACCAACCAATTGATTTTGTGTGGCTTTTAATTTTGTTACATCAATTTCTTTAGTTTTAATTTCATGTCCATCTTTAAGTAAAGCTTTTTTAAATGCATTTTCAATACTTACTTCACCATTTTTGTCTTTTGGTAACTTATCAGCCAAACTTCCTTTTTCTGGCATTCCTTTTAATTGTGGCATTTCTGCTCTTGGTATTCCTTTATTTCCACCACAAAATAAATTTGTTCCTGGAATTGTTACTTTACATAAGTCATAAGTCGGAATCGGTTTACCAGATTTTTTTAAGCTTTGAACTCTTTTAAAAATTCTATTTAATTCATCAACAACCTTTTTTTCAGTATCTAAATTTCCACTAATAGAATCTTTTTTAGATCTTAATTCATCTGTACTTTTATTTACTTTTTCTTCTGGTTTTTTCTTTGTTTCAGTAGATTTTTCTTTAGAATCTTTTTTATCATCTTTTTCAGTAGACTTAGAACCAACCTTTGTTAATTTTCCATCTTTTGTTTTTGCAACAACATTTCCAGATTTATCTTTCCAGTTACCAAAACCTGCACTTTCCAAACCTTTTTTATGTGCTTCTTCTGAGGCTGCAGATTCTTGTAATAAAAATTTTCTAATATAATTTCTAATCTCATTAATTTTCAAAGTTTCTTCTTTCATTAAACTTTTAATTCTTACTGCCAAAAGCTTTATTTTTTTGCCTGTTTTTGTAATAACTACCGGTTGCCCATTCTCATCTTGGGTAATGTCGGCAACAATGTTAGGTTTATTTTTAAAACGGCCGGATAAAATTATATCTCCGACCTTGAGTGGAATTTTCATTGATTTTTTATTTTTTCTAACCATTTTTTTAACATTTCTAAAAATTTCATTTTCCCCAATTTTTCCCATTCATCTGCATCAAAGAAATCAGAATAATTATGATCTCTACACATAATATAATATGATGGCCCATTACCTTCATCAGTAACATCATCAAATGCAAATTTAACCTTTTTATTTCCTAAATCAATTTCGGTTTTATATCCCATTGTCCATTTTCTACCATTTCTTCTCATTGCATCTTTGCCTTCAGAAGTTAATGCATAACCGTTATGAGGTAAGTATTTTATTTTATATCCTAAATCAAGAATAAATTTTGTGAGAAAGCCTTTGGAACCCTTTTGCGGATTATCATTTATAAGCTGAGAATATTTTTCAGGAATATCAGTTTTATCAAAAATATCTTGAATTTCTTCTGAAGTAGCACCTAATTCTAAAGCCTTTTTTCCAAAGTCACTAAATGGGCCTGAATAATACTGATTGTTATAGAAAAATATATCTTTGTTTAAAAGTTTTAAACCTGCAACAAATCTAACAATTGCTTTATTTTTGTCTTTAATAACTTTTGCAACATTTTCCCCATCTTTTTTAGAAATTATTAAATCAGCCATACGTTTCCAATCTTTATCAGAAACTTTTGTTTTTAATAATAAATTCTCTTTAATTGTTTTTTCAGAATTACCAAAATTCTTATCCATTATACTAAAAAATCTATTTAATTTTCCAGAATTAAATGGACTAATCATCAAAGTATTTACAATATAGAATATCATTTTAGATAAATATTTTAATTGAACAACATTTTTCATTCCAGTATATTTTCTTAGAATGTTTAAAAATCCAGAATCTTGTTTTTCTTCAGTTTGTTCTTTGATTAATCTTATTAAATGGCTTTTTGTAATTTTCATTTATAACTCCCTTTAATCCACTTATTTTCTGTACAATCATAAGAAATATAATCATATCCAAATGCAATTCCATTTGTTCCTCCACCTGGATGAGTATAAGACATATGAGGTGAAAAATAAACCTGATTTTCTTTAGAATTATAATCACCGCCCCAAAAGTCTATTGTAATTTTTTTAAAAATTAGTTTTCCAATTTTATCCAATTTGTCGGCAAAATCATTACTTTCAATATTAATATATTTATTACGTATTTTCATATTAAATTTAGGTGCAAATCCTAACATTGGTTGAAATAATTTTGTAAGAGAATCTAATGCATTATTTTCTTCCATTGTTTTCATTGCATTCTCAACTCCTTGAGTTTCAGTTTGTTCCTTTATTAGCTTTACTAAGTGCTTTTTTGTAATTTTCATTTTCTTATTTATTTATTTTTAAGCTATAAACTTTTTATTTTTCAAAAGACTTAAATCAAAAATTTTATCATTTACCCAAATTTTTTCCAAAATAATTTCTTTATATTCTTGAACAGTTATTTCAGCTTCATCTTCACCCATTGAAGGACTTAAATTTGCATAAATTGTCTTCTTCCAGTCAACATTATTTGAATTTATTTTCCCTTCCATTAAAATATCTTTTGGGCCATTTCCATAACCGCTGTGTGGTTCTGCGGATTCTTTATCCCAACTCCAATATTTTCCTAATCTTTTAACTTTTCCTATCAATAAATCATCTAAAAAATTATCTTGAACTAACATTCTTCTCCAAGCAGTTATCTTATTTCCATTCATCAAATATTTTATGTTATCTATAATTTCTTCAGATTTATATCCCATTTCATAATCAAACCAACTTCGGTAATCGTCTGAAACTAATATATCATCTTCATCTCCATTAATAATATCCATATCTGCAGATTCTGATTGATATTGAGGAATTAGAAATTCATGTTCTCCAGATTGTTCAAAATGATTAAATAAATAATTCAAATCATTTTTAGTGAGTTTATACATTTTTAAAATTATTTAGAAAAAATTTAATTATTTCATCTTTAAAAACATTATAATTTTTAATATAATTTATTAATTCTTTATCATTGTTAAAGTCAAAAGTTTTAAATCCTGATTTTGGTTCCCATTTATTAAATTTAATATGAAACTTATTTCTATCTTTTTCATCAATTCTAATTTCAATAACTCCTTGAATACCATCACCACTAACTTTTATTAAGGGTACTTCTACAGCATAATCGCCAAAAATACTTTGATTTTTTGTCATATAAGTAAAATTTCTCATTTCACTTTTTATTTTTTTAGCAAAATTAGCAAATGTGTTTGTAATATTTTGAATCATTTTAATATCAATATTTTCAAATCCAGTTATTACATTTTTGCCGTTATCAGTTATTTCAATAATTTTTGCCTGAAATTTTCCAGGTTTTAAAATGACTTCTCTTTGATTAGCTTGATATAATTCTTTTCGAATTTCTGAATTTAATAGTCTTGTATCAATTATAATATCAATTGGCTTAACTATTAATTCAATTATAATTGAATATTCATGTTCGCCTGAAAATCCATCTGCAACACTTAAATCTGTAGTCCAGGAAGTTGTTCTTTTACTTTTAATATTAATTTTATCATTTAATTTAAATGGGTAATAACTAAAATTTTCAAGTTTATACAAATTTTCAAATTTCCAAGATAATCCTCTATAAACTTTAATAGAATTAGATGGAATAAATTCATTAAATCTATTCCAGTCTGATTTTGAAATATTCCCACCAACTTTTGACATAAATGAACTTAGAATTTTAATATCATAATCAGATAAAAAATTATCAGAAATTTGTGGATCTTTTTCTGAAAATAATTGATCTCTGGAAATAATTAATTTGAAATTAGAAATTGTATTTATGTTTATAAATTCACCTATAGTTTTACTTGATGAAAAATCATGATTTGTTTTAAGAATTGAAATACTTTTATTTTTTTCAAATAATATTCTAATAAATGTATCAAAAATTTTATCTATACTGTAATTATCTTTAAATTTTTCAAAAAAATTGTTTCGATTATTAATAGTCTCTAAAAATTCTTCATAATCTTCTTTATAACTTATAGATTTTAATTCTTTTAAAAACTCAATTTTATTTTTATCATATATTTTGAAGAATTCTTTTTGAGCATCTATAATAGATAATTTTTTTTCATTATTTGCATTAAATTCAACTTCATAAATATAATCTTTATCATCATGAGCATAAAATCTCTCCTTAGAATGATTAAAAGTAATCCATTTATTGTTTTTTAAAGATGTATTATATTGCATATTATATATTACTTTTGGAATTAAACTATTAACTGTTAAATTTGACTCAGAAGAAATAGCATAGATTTTATTTTTATCAAATTCAACCGGATATTTTATTTCCTGAATAATATGTTTTAGTTTTTTAATATTCATTAAATATTAGTTATTTTTAAGAATTTCCCAAAAATCATCTTCTGTAGAATTTTCAGTATCATCCATTGCAATATGAAATGCTGACCATACTTTAATTAATGTATTTATATCTCTACAATTATTTAGTAATTTTAAATATGATTTCATAGAATTAATACCTGCACTTCCAATATACATTGAATTAATATTTTGTTTCCATCTTTCCGATTCTTTTGTTTCTATTCTAATTATTTTTTTTTTAACTAAATCAAATTGATTTTTATTAAATTCTCTATCGAATTCTTCATTAATTTTTCTATTCTCTACATGAACTGCTCTTCCACCTCTACCAGCTAACATATCACCATAACCATTTTTTCTTAAATAATATCTAACATTATCAAGAATATCATCTAATAAATCATCATATTGTGGATTTTTCTTTTTCCAGGATAATATTGAAACATAAGCATCATACATTTTTTGAGGGTTTGTAATTTTTGTTAATCTTAATTTATATTGTGCAGGTCTTGGAACAAATAAAGTATTTAATCTCATCATTTCATGATCAATTTCTCTTTGACTTGGATATTTTAAAATATGCTCACCTTGTTTTAATTGATTTTTATACATTCTTGATTGTATTGTAGATTGATGAGGATCATACATCATTGGTGATTCGTTTAATACTTTTCTGATTATTTCAGATATTACTTTTTTAGATTTTATTTTCATTTTTTTATATTTTTTTTAAAATACCAATCAAACTTAAAGACTTATTTTCGTTCAAATTATTATAATTATCAGATTTTGGAAGATAATTATAATCATTAGTAGTTAAAAACTTGTTTATATGAAAATTAATAAGTTCTACTGCTTTTTCTGTATCTGATAATTCATACAATTTTCTTTTCTTATACATATCATCCGAAATGTCATCCATAGATGCAGGTTCAGAATGATGACCAACCGATAAACCAATGGTAACAAAGATCTTTTCACTATCTCGTTCTTTACCAAAATTAATTACTAAAATTCCATCATTAGTTTGATTTCTTAAAACCTTTAAAGCTATTCCCTTTTCTCTTCCGTTATATAATGGGGAAGCCATTAATTTATATGCTTTAAAATCAATCTTCTTTATTTGATTAAAGATATTCAAAGCAATTTTCTGAATGTGAAAATTTGGATGGAATTTTTCTTCTTTAAGTATTAGTTTAAATTTCATAATTTTACTTTTTTATTTTTATTAGTGATTCTCTTGGATTGACATTTCCAGTACCATTTGCCCAAGAAACCATAATTCCAAATTTAAATACTTTTTTTACTATTCCATCAAAATTAACATAGGCTGTTTCAGGGCCCTTTCCGAACATAGCAAGTATTTTTTTTGCAATAACAGGATTCATTTTTACTTTATCATCTACATTGAATGTTTCTTCTGTTGCTTCTGCTTGTTCTCTGATTAATTTGATCAAATTTCTTTTAGTAATTTTCATAATTTTTTTATTTTTTTAAATTCTATAGGTGTTTCACCTTCTGGAAACTCAATATATAAACCTTGCTGACTTAAATAAATATCATATAAAAGTTGTAATTTTTCAGTTGCATTTTTTAATTTAAATTCACTTCTAAATTCTTTTAACCATTCTTTATCTTTAGTTATTAATACATTTTTAAATAAATAATTTTCAAAAATTTTTGGTTTTGTATAGATTTCATTAATTTTTTTTAAATTATTATTAATTAATGAACAAACTTCCTGTGGAGCATCCTTTATAATATTAATCTTTTTCTTCAATTGCTTTAATAATTTTTTTCAAATTTGAATATAAATATTTGAATCCAAAATGTAAAGGTTTTGGTAAAGATTTTATATCAGAATAATCACACCAAATAAATTTATCAATTTCTGATGTAATTTTTGGTTTAAATTCTTTATTTACTGTTACAATAAAATTATAAAACTTAAAATCTTCATCTTTATAAATATAAAATAATTTTAATTTGTATGAGCCTATAACTCTTGCCTCTTCTTGAACTTCTCTTTTGGCAGCTTGTTGAGGTGTTTCTTCTTGATCAATTTTTCCACCAATTCCACACCAAGTATGCGGTTCATTTACGGCCAAACTTCTTCTTGCTAAAAGAATTCTTCCGGTTTTCTTACAATAAAATATTACACCGGCGCCACTATTTCCCCAATATTTTCCTGATTCATCTGTATAAACTTCAGCTTCGGTAAGAAATGGAGTATCTAAAGGTGCATTTTCAGAAAAAAATGGATCAGAACTGCCTAACATACCTTTTTGTTTTTTCATGAGAAAATTTTATTTATATTTAATATTACATTACCATCAAACTTTTTACCTTCAAAAAAATGAACAAATAAAATTGAAATACACATATTGAAATTTTGTATTTCATATTTTGTAAATTTATCTGCATTTCCAGTTCTAGCTATTGCACTGTTTATTAAAATTAAAGTTTGTTTTTTAATATCATTGAGTTCTTTATCTGAAATTGATGATACAGGTTTAACTTGTTCTTTAATCAATTTCACTAATTCTTTCTTTGTAATTTTCATTTTATATTATTTTTATATTGAATCCATAAACTGTGAAAAATCATGATTTTCCAATTTGTTTTTTATTTTTTTGCAAATTTTTATTTTATATATTTTCTATAAACTTTGAATAATCTTCCATTGGTACATTTGTACCTTGAATTGCAGATTGATTTTGTACAATTTCAGGATCTTTTACTTCAGATATTATTTGATCTAACATAGGATTTCCAGTAATACTTTTTGGTTTTTGTGGAATATTTTGGCGTGTTTGATTTTGCATCTGTGGTCTTTTTATTTTTTCATATTCTGCCAAAGTATTTTTTATATTTTCAGATATAGTATTTTGATCATTTGTATTTCTTGTTGCAACTTTTACTTCTTGAACTGTTTGTGAATGAAAAGAAATAGCTCCTTCTTCTATAAGTTCAAGAAGAGATTCTTTTAATAAACTTTTTAATACTGATTTTTTGAATTTCATTTTTTAAAAATTTTAAATTTTTTAAAAACTATTTTTATAACTTTGTAAAAATTTTTTGAAGTAAATTTCATATTTATCATTAAATAATTTTTTAATTTTCATAAATTTATCCTCAATATTAGATAAAATTTTTACTTGCTGATTTTCAGTTAAATCTTTGAAATATGATGATAATATAATAACATACCAACCATTATTTCTACCTAAAAATGACCAGTCTGAAATATATTTACTTTTAAAGGATTTAAACATTATATCACCTAAATAGTTTGAAAAATCTGCTAGAAAGTATGAAAATTCTGGTTCAATTGATTCTTCATCATTTTTATAATTAGACATAAATTTTGGTAATTTATATTTATCATAAAAATCAGATAATATTTCAACAACTTCCCATACATCATGAAAATTTTTCACATTAAATTCAAATGTGTCCTGTCCTCTAAGTTCATTATTATGTAAATTAAATTTCCCATATTGAAAATTGTTAAAAGCATTTGATCCATAACTTTCTTTAATCAATTTTATTAATTGTCTTTTAGTGATTTTCATAATTTTATTTTATTTAATTAAAAATTTTATGAAGTAGTTTTATTAAAAATTTTATTTATATAATTATTGATTTTATCTGTTTTATTTGAATCAATTGTTTTTCCATTAAATAAAAGATTTAATATTATTTTTGTAATCATTTCACCTCTTTTCGAAGGGTAAATGGGATAATATTGTCTAATCAATAATAAAAGTTTATCTTGAAACATATCTTCAGAAGCTCCATGCACAAATGATTCAGGTGAGTATTTTATGTCTGATTGCTCTTTAATTAACTTTATTAATTGTTTTTTTGTTATTTTCATTTTAATTGTTTTATAAGTTTATCTTGTGCAGAAGAAACACTTGAAAAACTATTCATAATATTTACAACAATTAATTTAAATTTTTTAAATATTGCTTTCATTTTCTTTATAATCCAGTCTCCAACACCTTCTTCAATTGAATCTGGTAATTTTTTTAATGAAAATAATTCTTGAGTTATTGTTTTTGCAACTTTTGTTGATTCAAAGAAATTTTGAACCAATCTTTTAGTTTCTTCATTCAAATATGTTAATGCTTCCTCAAAACCACTTTTGTAACTACCTGTGGGTTTTGTTGTGGTCGTACTCTGAATTAACTTTGCAATATAACCAGAAATGATTATTTCTTTTTTATTATAATCTTTCATTTTTTGTTTAACTTCATTTTCAAGTTTTGACTGTGAGGCATCTAATTCGGAAATTTTATTTAAAATAGGTGCAATCATATCATTTAATTCTTGCAATTGTTTCTGATTACTTTTATAATCTGCAAGTAATTTTTTTACTTTTCCAGATGGAAATTTTTTTTCTGTTTGTTCAGAAATTATTTTCCAACATTTTTGTCTATAAATTTCTTCCTTTATTGTTTGTTTTATATTCATATTAATATTTTATAGATTTTTATAAAATTAAAATCTTTTTAATAATTGATAAAATTTATTTTTTGCTCTTAACCCATCAGAATTACTCTTGCTATAAGCAATTTCAATATCATCCATAGCTTCATTCAAATCATCAATTATTTTTATTATTCTTTTATATTCAGAATCATTTTTCTCCGTTGTTGAAAGTGATCTTCCAAGATACTTTTTTACCAAATTTTCAAAATTTGAAAATGAATCTTTATTATGAAATTTAGCATATTCAAATTCCCTTTTACACAAATCTGTGGCTTTAAAAATTGCTTCATGAAGATCAGAAGTATCATTATTAATCTGTTCTTTAATTAGTCTTATTAATTGTTTTTTTGTTATCTTCATATTATAATTGATCTAATAATTTTTCAAAAACATGCTTTGCCATTTTACCTTGTTTTTCCCCATTAACTCTATATGCATATTCTATACGATCATTTGCTTCTGCAATTCTATCTATTAATTTTGATACTCTTCTAAATTCAGAGTCATTTTTATCTTTGCCAAGAGGTCTACCCAGATATTTTTCAACTAAATTTTCAAAATTTGAAAAGCTATCTCTACCATCTTGAAAAGAATTTTTAAATTCATTTCTACACAAATCCGCAGCTTTAAAAATTGCTTCATCAAGATCAGAATTTTTATTTTTAATCTGTTCTTTAATTAGTCTTATTAATTGTTTTTTTGAAATTTTCATTTTTTATTTTTTTTATTTTTAAGTAACTAAGTAATCTTTTAAATCTTCATTAAAATCATCAGCATTTGCAGCAATATAAAGTATTTTTTTTAATCTAATAACATATTTATCATTTGGATATTTTTTTATCAATTGAGAAAGTGTATAAGATGCAAATGATTTTAAATCATTATCTTTATGAAGATTTCTAGTAATATTTGCCATATTATAAAATAATTTTTGATTAGTCAAATCATCATTAGACATAATTTTCATTGAAGACATTTGAGCCTGCTCTTTTATTAATTTGATTAATTGTTTTTTTGAAATTTTCATCCCTGTCCCAAAATTTTAGTTAAAATGTTATTTAATTTAAAATATTTTATGTGATTAAGTTGTTTTGCAGTTAATGGTTTACTTAATTTAGCATAATTTTCTTTTAATAAAAATGCCCCTCTTGTTGAAGGATTACTAACAATATCAAATGTAATAATTTGATAATCATCTTGAATGATTTCTTTTCCATTTCTATCATCCAATGTTGAACCCACTCCTCGGCTTGATATTCCAACAGTTAATCCTCTTCGAATTAAACTCTCCAATATTCTACCCTTAGGTGTTCCATATGGATCTGGCCCGTTTAAAACTTCCAATTTTCCCCAGACTTCTCTTCCTTGCCACCAAATATCTCTCATTATGTGTGATGCATTTTCTAAATTTACAACTGCATTTTCAGGATGATCTAATTCACCGATTGCCTGAGTACTATTTGAAGCTATAATTTTTTTAAAATTTTCAACTTCTCTTTCAAGAATATGCATTGGGTAAAATCTTTCATTTTGATTTTCAGCTTCTGCTTCTTGAATTTTTCCTTTTAAAAAAAGTTTTTGAATACCCTTTTCTGTTTGTTCAATAACTAACTGTTTAGAAGTATTCCAGATTCTACATTCAGTTAAAAGTGCTTTGTTATTTGTCATAATTAATCCTTTTTATTTTGAAAATAAATTTTATTAAATATTAATAATTCATTCTAGACGGTTTTGGCATTAATATCATTGGCATTCCATTGTTACCACCTCTTTGTTTTTTAATATTTTTTATACAAAGTCTTCTTCCTTTGTTAGTAAAAAGTCCCGAGGCATAGTCAGTGCCAACGCTATTTAACATTTTAATCCACCCTAATGCAGGTATTTCTTTTGTTGCATATTTTTGATATTCTTTTTTATAAATGTCCAATATTCTTTTATAAGATGTCTTTAATCTTATAAACATACAGTCACCGTCATTATACAAAATTACATAATCACCTATTTTTTGCCCTGGCTTCAGTTTTTTTTGAGAATTGTCCAAATCACCTAAATCCCACTGGTAGTTGCTAACACCTTCATTAATAATTTTTTTGATAAGCTTTGATAAAACTTCTTTTTTAATTTTCATTTATTTTTATTTTTATTTTAAAATATTATTTAAAAAATTTTAATTCTCTGGTGTTCCAAGGGAGCTACCTTTTAAATATACATCATAAAGAAATTGTAAAATTTTCTGTGGTTGATTAATTTTTTTAATTGTCATAATTAATTTATCAATATACTGTTCACTCACATGAATACCATCATTTTTCATACTTTTTATTACCTCTATTAATTTCTCTTTATCTTGATATATTTTTTTATTTTCAATTTCTTTCAAATGATCTTCAAGCCAATGAGTTACTGAAGTATTAGATTTACTTAAATCATATCCAAGTTTATGACTTCGTAATTGTTGTTCATTAATTTTTCTTACTTCTTTTCTAATAAAATTTTTTACTTTATTCATATTTTTTCATGATTTTGTTTAAGATATTAATATCTTGGACAAATGAAAGCATAAACCCAATTCTTATTGTAGGTTTAATTTTACCTTTACTATTTTCAAACAATAATAATTTACATTGACTATTGACATTATTTTTTTTATATTTACTACGCAAAATAACCTGCCTTAAGCCAAATTTTGTCTTTGTAATTTTTTGAGGATAAAAATTTATAACTGAAGTTTTTTCATTTATTTCATTACAAATTTTTTTCAAAAGTTTTTCATTAAAAAAATAATTATTTTTTACATTCGACAATGTTAAAGTTTGATTTTTCATAAATTTTATCTATAATCACCTAATGGTAAGTTCATGCCAGCCATTCCGCTGGTTGAACTTTGTTCATCTAAAAAATCTTCTTGCTCATTTGTAACACATTCATCTAAATCAGAATGACATTCACCGCAATTTTCACAAACATCATTTAAAATTTCTTCATCATTTAGAATTCTTTTTTTCTCATATAAAATTTTATTGAGAACATTCATCATTTTTAATTGCATAGTATTCTTTTTTAATTTTTAAGAAAAATTTAATTAGTTTTAGATGAAAATTCTTTTAATGAGTCAATCAATTCACAATATTGTAAAATATTTTCACTATTAAAAGTTGTCTTATTTGTAACCTCAGTAATTATTTTTTCAACTTTATTAGAAATTTCTTCTGATTTAATAAGCTCAGGATTATATTGATTCAAAGATTTTTTAATTCTATTTATCCAGGTTGAATTTATAGAATTACCATTTGAAGTATAATCTACTAAATACTTATATTGTGTTTCAGATAATACAGATTTCCATTTTTTATTAAAGTCTTTTATCATTATAGATACAACAAGAGGATCAGCCTCAAGAGGTATTTCATTATATTCTTTTACTTTATCAACAAATTCTGTTATTCCAAAACCATTGCTAAGATTTTCAATTATATTTTCTTCAACAATAATTCTTTCTTTTGCAGTTAATTTATTAACTTTTGCATCATCAATGAAATTTTGTATGGAAGCAAATAATTTATATTTGTTTTGTCTATTATTTATTTCTGTTAACAATTCAGGAAATATCTTTTTTGTTTTATCAAAAAACATTTGTCTTTGTCTTGACAGATTATCCCATTCTACTTTTTTTAAATCTTTCTTAATTTCAGACAAAAGTTTACTGCCTAAATATCTTTTTTCGACAAAAGAAGTTGTTAACTGATCATAAAATTTTAATTCTTCTCGAATTAATGGTAAACTTTTAATTAACTTTACATACTTCATAAAATCTTTGGCAATGGTTTTATCATTTTTCGAGATTTTAGAAGTGATAATGTTTTCAATCAAGTAGTTTATTAAACCACTATTTAAATATTTGGAATGCTTCATATTGTATTATCATTTTCTAATTTAGTAAGAAAAATTTTAATTATTTTTTAAATTTAAGATATAAGAAATAATTTTTGAATAAGATATAATATAATTTTCTATCTCTTTTGTATGTGTATATTTATCTATATATACCACGCCAATAAATCCTATCATATCACCGTGATCATTATATAATGGGCAGAATATTTCAGTGTTAACTGCTCTAAACAACATTAAATTTTTTAATGATGAGTCTACTAATGTATCAGCATGTATTGTAACAATGTTTTCTTTTTTATCAAAAACATCCTTAAAAAATTCAACAAATAAACTTGGTTGAATATTTTGCATTTCATTTAAATAAGATTTTACAGATTCACTACAATTTTCATGAGTTACACTTACTTTGAGAATCGAATTATTTGTAGAATAATATTCACCGTTATGGAACTGATAAACAGTAATCCTGTCTGCATTTACTGATTGTCTTAATTCAATTAATTTATCATGAATTTTTTCATAATTTTTATAATTATTTTTTATTAAAGATAAATTTTTCTTTTTTCTTTGTAAAAATTTTTCTTTGATTATTTTAAATAGAGTAATAAGAAGGCCTGCAGCTAATGCACCTAAGAATACCCCTAATTCTTTTGCTATACTATCCAAATTTTTATTATTTAATTGTTTTTCTAAGCCCTAAGAAGTCTATTAACTTTTTATTAGATTCAAAATTATGTAAAATTTTTCTGTTCTCTATTTTGAAATCATCTTTGCTTGAAGTTTGAAATTCTGATGGGGTTCCTTGTTTTATGCTATTGTTTCTTCCTATTGCTGGATCTAATTTAAATTCAGAATCTGATTCATCCCCTAATGAATCATTTGAATCATCAAATTGATTATCAACAGCTGATTTTTCTGGTTGTGTTTCACTTTCACTCTGCTCCATTCCACCTTCTTCAATTTTCTTAAGATTAGCTTCTTTCTTTTTATCCTCTATCATTTGTTTAGAATCATCATTAATCTCAACATCTGTCATATGTAAAATATCTCTTTTTGCTTTTGTTGCTGAAATTGCATTTGCCTCATTTACACTTTGATTATAAATACTAAATCTTTTTTCAATTAATTCAAGTTTACCAAGTTCCATAATTGTAGAAGGATTATATAATTTTAAATCAAAATTAATAATATCTTTCATTTCATATTTTTGTAAACTATATAAATGAATCATAGCCATTTTCTTTAATTCCGATATTACAATTTTTTGAATTCTTTGAACTGTTCTGGAAAATCTAATATCTTCCTTTGATGCAGATGAACGACTTCCTAATTCTTCATCAAACTGTAAATATATTTTAGGAACTCCGATTGAGGTAATTAATTGTTGTTTTATATATTCTATATCTTCTGTATCACCAATTCTTTGACCACCTTGTAAAACTTCTATTGTACTACTAATGTCACCTCTTTTTGCAAAAAAGAAATCATCAGTTATTGCTGAAGAACGATACCGTAAATCAATTTCCCCAGTATTAGGATTAACTAAGGTTTCTGTTTTTATTCTTGATCTTTGTTCTTCTAAAAATCCTGGTATTTGATCTGGTGGTAAATTACCTGTTTCAATATGAAATACACGTTTTTCAGATGCTCTTGAAATTCTGTATATCAACATTGCATCTTCTAATAATTGTAATTGTTTCCAGGTTCTTCTACCTGATTCCAATATACTTCTACCATATGGTAAAAATCCATCATCACCAATTAATCTAAAGTGTGCAACTTGATAATCTTGATAATAATCACCAATCTGACTTAACCATCTAAATCTAATTGAATTTGGATCACCATCAAAAGCTTCATCTCTTTCAATTTCAGCAGTTGGTAAACTGATAATACCAGAAACACCCTTCTTAGGTTCTACAGACATTAATTGAAATGAATCACCATATTTCACAAGTGTTCTTATCCAGTGATAAATATTAAATTCAATATTAATAATATCATTAAAGAAATATTCTAATTCTTTGGTAATTTTTTCACTATTTGATTCAATTGTTAAAATTTTTCCATCTTCATTATATGAGCATGTATCATCAGCGATTACATTTAATGCACTTGATGGAATAGGTGTAAAATCCATTAAATCATAGTCTCTAAGTCTTCCAACTCTATCCGCATTAGCTTGCAAATTTTGTTCATATATACTCATTGCTAATCTATTTGTTCCTAAAATTGATCCGGGGTAATTTCCTACTCCTGTTTGAGACATGGGCTTATCAGTGGGTACATTTCTTCTAAACCCTTTTTTCTGAACAAATCTTGTTAGTTTTTTAAAAAAATTATTTTGTTCCATTAAATGTATTTTATTTTGTTTTAAAAACTAATTAAAATTGCGGAATTTCATAAGGTTTTAAGTCCATATTCCAAACAACTTTTGCCAACTTTACAAGAATTCCTGCAGATCTTCTATCAAAAACTACTTCATCAGCTCTTGAGGGTGTACTACCCATTTTAAACCAAATTGTTTTTTGACCATTAAAGGAAATAAAAATTTTATTCCAACCTTTATCATCTATTAATGTGATATCAGATTTATCAGTAGATATATTAAATTTACTTATAACAAAATCATAATTCTGATTATCTCTTTCATATCTTGAAGAAACTTTAGCTTTTAATTTTCTATTTTCTAAATTTGTAAAAAAATCTTTTAAGACATTCTTTGCATTTTTCTTTTCAGATTTAAGAGATTGCTGTTTACTTAATTCTTCAGTTTTTCTTTGAATTGTATCTTGATTAATTTTTTGAATATCTCTTGAAACATTTGGAAAATATTGTTTTAAAGCTGAAATTAAATTATCTGATAATTTGATTTCAGCATCAGGCCAAGGGGCTCTTAATGATTTTCCAACATCACCACTTAATAAATATCTTTTATCATTTTTTATTTCTAATGTATCTGATCCATTTGCCTTGAGATAATAAATAATTCTTACAGGTTTATCATTTATTTTAAAATTATCATCAATCCACACATCTATAGTTGAGTTGGATTTTAAAATAAATCCAAATTCTGTTTTTAATTTTTCAATTATAAATTTGACATTTTCCAGACAGTTAAAGAATACTTTATCAAAAAAGCTTTGTGGACTATCAGTCTTAATTTCATTTCCTACTTTATATTTTATTTTTATTTCATTATCTTTTCTAACATTTTTTTGAATAGATAATACTAAAAATTTTGTATTATAATTTTCTAATGTTTTATTAATTGGAATTTCAATAAATTTTTCATCTCCATAAGTTTTAACCTCATAAAGATTTCCATTCATTTTTAAATTTGAATTTTTAATAAAATCAATAAATTCATTATATTTTGAAATAGTATCAACACTATATGTTACATATTGAATACTATCTTTTCCGTATTCTTTATTATTAATTTCAATATCAACAGGATAATCTCCAAAATCCAATACAACACCTATTTTACATAAATTTAATTCCTTTTCAGAATCTCTCTCTTTAAATTTTATCTCACCCAAACTTTTTAATTTATCATTGATAGTTTTTTCAATAGCTTTTTGATATTTTCTTATTCTTTCACGTCCTTTAGCTTTCTCCATTGCACTTACCAATGTTGACACATTTAACTCATTGACAATCTTTTTATATTGTTCTGAGATTAATCTAATTAATTTTTTTTTTTGTCATTTTCGTTTTTGTTTTTTTTAATAAAAAAACCATTTTAATAAATATTATTAAAAAAATATTAAATTATTTTACCAAAAATGAAATATCCTCACCTTGAGGTGTTATATACGGGTTATGACCACTATTCTTACCACTTGTATATAAACCAAAAGATGCATCAATTTTCTGTTTATCATTTGAGAAAAATTTCATAAATTCAATAACAGTATTGTTACCATTATCGGAAATACGTTTGTAAACAGTTGAAATAAAACAAGCAATTGCTATTGCGATAATTAAATCATCATGTTTACCTTTTGCATGATCCAATCTACCATTAAACCATCCCCAAGAATTAAATTCAGTTATCAATCTACTGCTATGTATTATAATACCCCCAGGTATTCCTCTGTAACCACATTCAACCAACTCATTTATATATTTAATCAAATTTTCTAACATTAATGGTCTTGTTTTACCTGTTGTTGGAAAACCAGGTTCTTTTTTATCCTGATTGGGTTCTTCAGCAGAATTAGAAAATACTAATCCCTTAAATCTTTTATCAAACCAAAATAAATTTGTATAATTTAAATCAAGAATTTTTTGTATTGTTCTTTGTCCAAAGTTATTATTTTCTGGAACTAATAGTGCATTATTATAATCAATTCCCCATTTACAAAGCAAAGCACCCAATCTTTCTGCATCAACTTTTGCTTTAAATTCAGCGACCTGTTCAAGCGTTTCAACACATATTATCTGTGCAGATGCATAATCACTTCCATCACCTTTACAAACGTCAGCACCTATAATATAATTTCTACCAGTTTCAGGATATTTCCAAATCCAAAAATCTTTATCTTGTCCTTGTTTATCGATTGGTTCTTTCATATAATTCTGTTTAATCCACTCGATAATTTCTGCATCTATTGCAGTTTCACCAGATAATATAAAGTCACAACAATTATGACTAATGACATTATTTGTATAATATGCTCTTTGAATATTATTGACATTATATAAATCATAAACTTTAAATAAATTTTTTTCATCAATTTCTCTTTCTATATTCATTATCTTTGTTAAGCCTGTTTTGCTTTGAATTACATCAAAAACTTGCAAATCATTAGCAGTAACATTTATGTTATTTACTACAAATTGATGATTAGGCGTAACTCTAATAATTAATTTATTTTCCAATGTAATTTTAATCAAATATTGAGATTCAGTTTGATTAATCCCATCAAAATTATCCCAGCCATTTGGGGTTAAAACTTCATATTTATTAGTTAATTTTAGCATATTTTATTTAAATTATTAATTTTGCAGTTTTTGCAATGCTCAATGGAATTATTACTTCATCATCACCAACATCATAATATAAAAGAATATCATCTAATTTACAATTAACCTGTACTTTCCAATATTCTTTATTTTTCGGTAACATATAAACATGTTGTGCAACAGAACCAGCATATTCAGAAAAAGTAGCTACTCTATTTTTAGATGCTGTAAATGACACCCATTTTCTATTATAATTAGAATATTTTGGATCATATTCTCCAGCTCCACCTCTATATATTGTTATTGTTTTATTTAAAGCTTTTTCAAATTCTTTTACGGATAAAACTTTACTGCCGAAATTTTTAATCTTTAAAATATGTTCCTGATAAAATCTAATTTTTGAAATTAAAGTATTTTTTGAATTTTTTAATAATTTATTTATTGCACTTGATTTGTTTTTATTGTGCCAGTCTACCCAAACATCACTAATATTAGAATAATCATCAAAGGATATATTATAATAATTTAATAGTTCATAAAAATCCATTTTATCTGGAATTTGTATTTGCTCAATAATTTTTATTAATTTCATTTAAAATGGCTTTTAAAGTTAAATTATTCTCATTTTTTAAATAATTCATTTGTGCAACAGAATTAAAACCATTAGATGAACTTGTTTTTTGATATTTTTCTGAACCAAAACCACTTATATCTTTTTTATCCTTATACATTGGACTTGTTAAATGTCTTTTTGACATATCTATTTCTTTTCTTTTATGACCAAGATAATCACGAACTTTTACAGGGTCTGCTCTATCATTATCTAATTCCATCCACCAATCATCAGTGATTTTGATTCTTGTGTCTTTGTAAATATCACTGATGATTTTAGGTAATACACTTTTACTTGGATTTTCCCAGAATGCTAAATATTTACCATTTTTCCAAAATCTACCTTTATAATATGCATCATCAATTATTTCATCTATATCTTCGCTATTTTTAAAATTAATACTTAATAATTTAAAATGACTACATGATTTTGCAATATAGAATTCATCTTTATAATAACAAAAACACCATGCATCACTATCTCTCCAATCACCATCAATGAATTTTCCATTGTTATTTTCTGCAGTAAGATAATAGTGATCTGGACTTTCTTTAAGTAATTTCAATTTAATTTTATTTTAAATCTTTATAATTAATAAAACCTTTTTCATCTATTTCTTTTTGAATTTCAGTATTAGAATTTTTTGGAATTAATTTTGTTGGATATTTACCAATTGTGAATGAAACAATTGCACCTAATAAGAATACGATAAATGTTTTCCAGTTGAATTCCTGATTAGTTAAATAATCACTTAATGGTTGATAAATGAATAAAATAAAAGCCAAAATATTGCTGAAGAAATTTTTATTTTCTACAAAGAATTTTGTTAATGATGTCATCTTGATGTCTCCTTTTTAATTATTACTTCAATAAAAAACTATTTTATAAATTTTCTGATAATTTCAAGTAAAACTTTTTTTGTAATTTTATATTCTTCATTTGCATATTTGTTCTTATTATAATAATTCATTTGAGCTACAGAATTATATTTATTTGTTGCAGCTAATTTATTATATTTATCAGAACCAAAACCCCTTATCGGTTTTTTAATTTTATACATTGGTGGAACAGTATGATCAGAATTAATATCTTTACTTTTAGTTGTTTCTCCTGTGAATTCACCTATTGTTTTAAATTTATTATAATCATATTCAATATACCAATCATTTTCAATTTTTACTTGTACTTCTTTATAAATATCTCTAATCAATTTCTTTAAATCTTGTGTGTTTATAGGGTTCCAAAAAGATATTACATGATTTTTTAACCAAAATCTTCCAGCATGTTTAAGATCATCTCTACCAAATTGGCCCATTTCATTTTTTAAATCACTATGTTTAATTCCGCCAGATTCAATATATAATCTATTATCAAAATATCCAAATGTATATGTATCATTGTCAAACCATATTATTTCCCTATCTCGTTTATCCTGTCTTATATATTTTAGATTAATTTTATCAGGATTTTCTTTTAAAATTTTTTGATCTTTTTTTGCCTGTTTCTCCATTCTATTTAATCTAATATAATAATCAGGAAACTCATTCAAGTGTGCCAAAGCAATTTTACCAAATATCATTGGATTATCATTTTTTACAATTTGTGTTTTTTTATCTTTACTTCCGTGTTCTGTTTCGACATTCATTCCATAACAAAATTGCTTTAAACTAAATTTGTCAAATTTAATTTCAAGTTTGTCTGCAACTTTTTTTGCTAATTTTAAACTAATTTTATTCATAATTTCTTTTTAATTTAACAAAATAAAAGCTCTTGTTAAATCTGGTTTAATTATAAATGATAAACCATTATTAAAACTTAATTGATGACTACCAACAATTTTCATTGTTATAGTTGCAATTCTTTCATATTTATTAAATAAACTACTTCCTGGTGAATTCAAATAAATTATTTGTAATACAACTTGAGAACCATAATCACCAACCATCATTTGATAATATCCATTCCCATTGCCAATTGTATATCTTGGATTTACATTACTTAATGTTGGATTTATTAGTGCTATTTTATCAAATGCAAATGTTGAACTGCCCATAATAAAATTTTCAGTTGAAACTAATTTACATTCAACATCAAATTTCAAAAAATCACCGACAATAGTCATATTTGTTAATTTAACTGAAACAGTATCACTTAATGCTTTTGTTTTACTTATTCTATCTATATTTTCTGTATTTGTAGAAATTACATTATTATCATTGTTGCAACTGATGAATAATAGTGCAATTAAAAATATTATTAATTTTTTCATATTCTTTTATTCAATTATTCAATTATTCAATTATTAAAGTAAACTGATTTTGTTTAAAATCTATTAATTTTAACTGTAAACTTTCTACTGTATTAAATTTTATAATTATAGGCTTAAATATATTTTCAACATTTTTTCTGTCAAACCCATCTTTAGAATAAAATGTTAATAAATTTCGATTCCCTGGTATTATTTTTACAGGGGTACTTGACAATCTTTTGTAATCATTTTTTAAATAATATTTTTTAATATATTTTTTAAAAGCATCACCATTTTTAAATCTTCCTCTATAAATAAACGGATTTTTAATTCTTAAATTTGCTAACCCAGTTTCTTTTTCATCGGCAGCTGATGGTCCAAAAAAATGATGATTTTGTTCAAGAATTATTTGCTTTAATAAAGTTTTTGTAATTTTCATTTCAATATTTTTAAATTTGCTTAAATATATTTTTATTGTTTAAAAAAATCAATAAAATAAGTATCAGTAATTATTGGCCAAAATGATGGAGTAACTGTTGCTGAATTTAATACATCCCATTTTATATTTAATGAACCAAATTTTATAATATCCATTTGAATAGTACAAAGTTTTTCACCATAAATTGATTCTCCAGAACCACTAATTTCTTCACCAATACCATCACCTTGAGTGCAATATATCTGTAATGCAATTTTACTTTTAGTGAAAGTATTTATAGCAATTAATTTTGGATCTGCATAATCTTGTGAATTACTTTTTGATGTATATTTTGAATTAAAATATACTATTTTTGGATTTTTAAATACTCCTTTTTCAACATTCCAAATATATGATGAATTACCCATGTTTAATGGTAATTTACTTGTTCTGAGAATGTAAACATCAAAAAGAAGTTTATCTTTTGTAATTTGAAAATTTGTAATTGTTGATGTAACCGATTGTCCAAAAGATATAACTGAACAAAACATTAAAAAGATAAATATTATTTTTTTCATGATAGTTGTTTATAAAATTCTTCCATAGAAGTATCAAAAACAATTCCGGTTTCTTTATCTCTTAAAGTAATTTTTGTATCACCAGAAGTACAGTATTCTTGTGCAATCTTTTTCTTTGTTAATGAACCAAAAGTTGCTCTTGACCAAGAATTTGATTTTCCACCTATTGCTGTTGGATCATCTTCAAGTGGTGTAAATGGATGTTGAATTCTTTCTAAATTTTCCCACCACATAAGTCTTATTGGATTAAATGGTTCTTCACCATAACCATATTCTTTATTTTCTGCCTTTTGATACATTTCATAAAACCAATTATCAACGCCTCTTGGAGTTGAAAGTATAATACAATCTCCACCTTGTGAAAGTGAAGGATATGCAGATGTCCAAACCTCAGAAATATTTGAAATCAAAGCTGCCTCGTCAATTACCAATAAACTTAAACTTGTTCCTACACCTGTATCTGGATTATCACCTTTTGCTTGTCCAAATGAATAAGCTTTACTTCCATTTGCAAGTGAAATTGTATGTTTTGCCAAAGATGTTCTTGTTGCACCCATAACAGATAAAATCCTTTGATCACAGCTATCAATCATATTATAAGCCATTGTTATAATAATCTTCGATGTCTCAGCTTTTGTAGCAATTACTCTAATTTCCTGATGTGGGAAAAATATTAATTTCCAAGAAATATATCCTGCTACAACAGTTGAAATACCAATTTGTCGGCTTTTTAAAATTATATTAAATCTATGTTTTAAAAAATCTTGCATACATCTATCTTGTGCAGGAAATGTTTCAAATGGTACCAAACCCCTGGTTACGTGTTTGATTTTACATTGTTCTTTACAAAATATAGAAGGATTATTTCTGTATTCTAATATTTTTGGTATAAACTCTTCTTCTTTTAGAATCATAATTTTTTAATTTCTTTATGAGATAGTGTACAAATTGTTTCAAATTTTTTATTATCAGTTTCCCAAATAAGTTTCCAGCCATTTTTAACATCAACTAATGATTTGGCATTAATTCCTTTGGTTTTCAATTGTTTATTTGATAAATTAAAAGTATCTATATTTTTAATAGCTAATAAAAGATCATTTTTAAAATGTGTTGATTGATCTTCGATTGAACTATGATTTTGTTCATTTATCAGTTTAATTAAATCTTTTTTTCTTATTTTCATTATAATCCTGAATTTTTTCTTTTCTTCATTGAAAGATTTCGTTTTCTTGTTGATGTACTTTTCTTACTTTTTCTTTTAATGGCAGCTTTCTTTGCAGATTTTTTTCTGTTAACTTTTTCAATTGATGTCATTTGAACACATCTTCCATTGACAATTTTCTTACCTGGAGGACATATGATTTTATTCACAATTTTTCCATTTCTAACAACTCTTTTTCTTTGTTGTTCAAGAATAAGTTTTAATAAATTTGATAGACTTATCATGATTTTAATTGTCCATTTATTAATCTAATTAACATATTTTTTTTTTATTCCTTTAATAGAATTATAAATATTATTTTCATTTATTCCAAATTCTTTAAAGCTATCAGTTCCGTCCATGCTATCTTCATCCCAAGTAGATTTCCATTGTTTTTTCCATTGAGATACAGATATAAGTGTCAACCAAGATAAATCTTTTTTAGATATAAATGACTTCCAAACTAATTCTTTGATTTGCTCTTTTGTGCCACGATATTCAATAGCGCCATCTGATGAGTCTATCAATAGGTAATCACCAACTTTATTTTTTTTAAAATTCATATTTAAGATTTTATTTTACATTTTTATGAGGATAAACCAATAAAAACTAATTTTATATAAATATTATTAAAAATTTTATAATATTTATATAAATATAATTAAATTATGCAAATATACAAAACAACAAATCTCATAAATGGAAAGATTTATGTTGGACAGGAAAAGGGAAATAATGAACAATATTTAGGTTCTGGATTACTATTAAACTACGCCATAAAAAAATATGGTAGAAAAAACTTCAAGAAAGACATCATCAAAAAATGCTGGTCAAAACAAGAAATAAATGAATCTGAAAAATATTGGATTAAAGCATTAGAATCAAGAAATTTGAATATTGGATATAATATTGCAATTGGCGGTCAATTTGGTGATGTACTATCAAGTCATCCAAATAAAATTGAAATTTATAAAAAAATTAGTCAAAGTGTCAAAAAGAATATAAAAATAAATCCTAATTTTGGAATGAAGGGAAAGAAGCAATCAGATTTTGCAAAAGCAAAACTATCAAAGCTTCGTATAGGTATAAAATTATCTGAAGAACATAAAAAATCAATTTGTGATAGCTGTAAAATAAAATGTAATACTAAAGAACATAGAGAAAAATTAAGTAAGGCTCACTGCAAAAAAGGATTTGGGCCAAAATGTTCAGAAGAAACAAAAATAAAAATTGGTAATGCTGCAAAAAATAGAAAAAAGGAAAAATGTATATATTGTAAAAATGAATATGATGTTTCAAATTTAAAAAAATGGCATAATGAAAATTGTAAATTAAATCCTAATTTAAATTTTGAAAATAGAAAACAAAAAAAATGGACAGATGAAAGAAGAGAATTAATAAAAAAGAAATTTTTAATCAGAAAACAAACATCTGAATATAATTCAGAAGAAAACAAAATAAAAAGAAGTATTGCAGCAAAACTTAGTCATCTTACAAGAAAATTAAATAAAGGGGAAAATTAAAATGTCATTTATTAAATTTACAGATCTTAGTCAAAATTCAACAGACACTGATTTTCAATCAATTTTTTCTGACACTGGTTTACTTGGATCATCTGATTTAAATTCTTTAAGTGGTGAATTTGGAGAAATATGCAGAATGACACGATATCAATTGGGAGAACCTGTATTAACTGTAGAAATAAGTGACAGTCAAATTAACTCTGCCTTTGAAAGATCAAATCTTGAATATAGTAGAATATTATCAACAATTCAGATTGGAAATTATTTTTCTACAATTATGGGACTTTCAAGAGATTATTCAGAACATGATTTAAAGAATATTCTTCCTTATGAAACATTTTCATTTATGAGAAGAAATGCAAAGAATTATGGAATATTTGGACCAACACCGGTTGGTGGAAATGTTGATATAAGAAGAGGATATGTAAGTGTAACTCCTGGTCAACAAGATTATAACATCTATACTGATTTATTTGATGTACAAACAGGATTAAGTTTAGGAAATTATGTTCTAAGTAATTCAGCGAATCCTGCTTCAGTAACAATTGCTAAATTATATCATAATCAACCTTTAAGTTTAAATAGGGGTTTTGATTTATGGAGCAGTAATAATTATAATGTTTTATCAACTGAAATGCCAATTGAATCTTATGCTGGCCCAAATTATTCTTCATATTATGTAATGCCTGTGTGGAATGATATTTTAAGAGGGCAGGTAAATAGGCAGTCTGATTTAGTCAGAAGATCAAATTATTCATATAATCAATTTGGCAATAGATTAATTTTACTTCCTACTCCAAAGCATGCTATAAAAATATTTTTTGAATATTTTCAAGACCCTGATGCTTTTCATTCTGGTATGGAATCATTAAATCATACAAGTTTATCATCAAGTTTAACTGGAAGTTTATCTGGTGGAATTGATAATACAATGAGTGGTATAAATGCATTTTGGAATGTACCTATGCAAGATATAAATTATGAAGAAATGAACCCAGTTTCAAGACAGTGGATTAGAGAATATACAATTGCAATTTGTAAAGAATTATTGGGAGATATTAGAGGAAAATATGCAAGTATACCTTTACCAAATGGTGATGTTCAGTTAAATGGTTCTGATTTGGTTCAAAGAGGAATAGCTGATCAAGCAAGATTAAGAGAAGAATTGAAGACTGATTTAGAAAAATTTAAGAAAAGTAATATGATGAAAGAAGAAGCTGAAATTGCACAAGCACTTAATGATCAGCTCAAATTTTTCCCTTTGACTATCATGATGGGATAAAAAAGTAATATTAAAGTAACATATTATTATTATATTATAATAAATTAAAATTATAATATGAAAAAAATAAATTATCAAGGCGGTTTTTCAAATAATATTTTTGAAACAAAACAATTTCAAAATTATATAAATAGTGGTGTTGTTTTTGGATATATCGGAAGTTCAGAAAGAAATAAAAAAAGAGATGGCATTGTTGAGAATGCACTTTATAATACTGGACTTTTGAAAAATGGGGCTGCATTATGGCTTACTTCA